CGGTTAAACTCAACAAAGGACCGAAACGTCACCTTGTCACAGACCGCAAAAAGTCCAACTTTCTTTGAAGACGGACAGATTAAATCCGTAAATAACTATCCGGTCTCTCAGCTTTTCGATATCGAAGCGGGTGTGGTGTACGCGATCCCTCGCTACCAACGTGAATACACCTGGGGCAAAAACCAGTGGGAGAGCCTGTTTGACGATGTGCTGGAGAATAACCCAGGATACTTTCTTGGCTCGATCATTTGCATCAACCAATCGACCGATGCGCTGTCGGTGCAAAAACTCGAGCTGGTCGATGGCCAACAGCGGTTGACTACGTTGTCACTGCTGTTCGCTGCGATCTATCACGCCTTCAAAAGCCATGAATCAGATCTGGACGACGAACAACGGGTAGAACTGATCAACCTGAAACGCAAGTTGGTCCTGAAAAAAGGTGACGAGCAGATTCGCCTGATTCCACAGATCCAGAACAACAACTACAACGATTACCGGGCCGTCCTAGCAGAGACCGGCATTATCAGCGAGTGTGATGTGCCCGCCTATGCCGGGAACCGGAAGATATTCCGTGCCTATCGGTATTTTCAGGACCGCATCAATGAAATGACTGACGGGTGGGATAACCGGCTCGGGACCATCATGGAGTTCCTCGACAACGTAAGCCACGCGAGCCTGGTCAAGATCGAGGTGGCAAGTCACGCCGACGCATACACCTTATTTGAATCGCTGAACAATCGCGGTATGCCCCTGACAGCCATCGACCTAATCAAAAATAAACTGCTGGCTAGGTTAGAATCCATTGAACCGGGGAAGGTCGATCACTACTTTGGCCACTGGAATCGTCTCCTCGGCTACCTGGGGGACGATTATTCCATTCAGGAGCGTTTCTTCCGACAATACTACAACGCCTTCAAGGATGAGCTGAAAGCAGTGTATCAGGTCCCCGTGGCTACTCGTTCGAACCTGATCCAGATCTATGAAAAGCTTATCAATCATGACGCGAAGGATTGTCTGCAAAAGATCAGCTCAGCAGGTCGACTTTATGCGCTGATTCTGTCGCGCAATCAGGACGATGCACTCAACGGCCTGGAAAAACCCCTTAAGGATCTGGAACGAATTCAAGGTGCGCCGTCATACCTGCTGATGCTCTATCTCTTGGTTCGAAAGGAAGAGCTGCAACTGAATAACGATCATCTTTCGGCAATCGCCTCTTTGCTGGTGCGCTTCTTTGTTCGTCGTAATCTCACGGACACCCCGCCAACCCGGGATCTGACCAGACTGTTCATGACGACCATCGATAAGCTGAATGGCCTTACCGGCGCTGCAATCCCACAGGCCATTCAAGATCAGCTCGTCGAGATTTCAGCCTCTGATGAATCGTTCCAACGAAAATTGGAAGGGCCGATTTACGAAGAAAACTCCGGTGTTACACGGTTCATTCTGTGCGCCTTGGCAGAACAAACCATGACCAAGGAAACCTGGGTAGATCTCTGGCGCTTCGAGAACAAACAGTTCGTTTGGACCATTGAGCATATCTTCCCGCAAGGCGAGAACATTCCTCAGTCCTGGGTTGCCATGATTGCCGATGGAGACAAGCAGGTGGCGAAGGAAGTTCAACAAACTCATGTTCACAAATTGGGCAATCTGACCATATCCGGATTCAACAGTGCCCTTGGTAACAAGAGTTTTGAAGAGAAGCGAGACCGAACCGACCGGCAAGGCCGTGCGGTCGGCTATAAAAATGGCCTCAAGCTCAATGAAGACCTGGCAGCCGCGCAGAGCTGGAGCGTAGCCCAGATTGATGCCAGAACTACGAAGTTGGTCGAACAAGTGATGGCGCTGTTCAAGCTTCAAGGAGGTGCCGCATGAGAGTGATAGAACACCTTCTGAAAGCCGTTCGTGATGCCGCCGTACACAACCCGGAAGTCCAGGTCGCTCCGGCGTGCATCCTTTGGCCGGATCGTAATCGCCAGTGGGAAGCAGTTGTCCCATTGCTCCAGGCTGAACTGCCAGAGTTGCTGATACTGGGTGACTACGCACCGGATAAAAGAACCGGCCCGGCAATCTGGCTGCGTTGTGTTATCGCTGGCAACACTGATGATGTATCCCTTCCTAAGGATCGCACTCCGATATTCTATCTGCCAGGCGTCAGCCGCCAGGATTTACGCGCTGTTGAAAGCTGCCCGGATCATCTAAAACCCCTGGCGGAGCTTCAATACCGAGGGGTTATCTGGTCACAGATCAATGCCAAGGATTGGACGATTCTGGCCTATCTCAAATCAGACCAGGGAGGCCTTGGGCTGGATGTGGCTCAGGACAACGATGCCAAGAATGCGATGCAGCTGGCGCTGTATCGGTTGCTGGATGAGGAGCTGGAGCTGCTCAAAGGCAAGCGCCTGGACAAAGATTATTTCAATACCCTGCTCACTGGTGGGGACCCAATACGTGACTTGTTGCAATGGCTCGACCAGGGTGATGCGTTTCAGGCCAGTCGCGGCGAGCACGAATGGAAAGCTTTTGTTGAGGTATGCAAGTCTCAGCTTGCCTTTAACCCGCAAAATGAGGGGGTGCTTGCCGGAGCAGCCAAATTAGCTGCCCAGGAAGGCCCCTGGCATGCGGTATGGGAGCGCTTCTGCGAGGCTCCTAAGCGGTATCCGAATATTCCTGCCCAGATTCACAAATGCCGACCGCCCAGCGACACCATTTTTTGGCACGCGGGAGATAGCTCATTCGATGGCTGGCCTCAATGGAACGAGGATCAAGAAAAGCTGCTTCACCGTGACCTGATGGCACTTGGAAACGCTCCCGCCCATGAGGGTAGAAAAAAGCTGCTGGAGCTGGAAAAGCAGCATGGCCGCAGGCGCTCTCTCGTATGGGCTGAGTTGGGTGAAGCGCCGCTTGCATGCGCCTTAGAACATCTGGCCATACTCGCCGAGGTTACCAAGACAAGTCTTGCTGCTGGTACCATTGATGATCTTGCTCACGGGTATCGCAGCCACGGCTGGAAGGTCGATGATGCCGTAATCAGTGCCTTGGCTCAGGTTAAAACACCTGACGACTTTGAGGCCATCTCCACGGCCATACGCTCGGTTTATCTGCCCTGGGCGGAAGAATCAGCACGCCACTTACAGAAAATTATCGATGGTGCGTCTTATCCAGGGGGGACCTGCCTGTCGGCCTCCCCCCTGACCAACAGTTCTGGTGTTTGCATTCTGTTCGTTGACGGTCTTCGTTTTGATGCCGCCAAGCGACTCGTTGATATGTTAGAACGCAAAGGCTTTGATGTTGCAGACGAGCCGACCTGGACGGCACTCCCTAGTGTCACCGCAACGGGGAAGGCAGCCGTGACTCCGGTGCGTGACAAGATTCGCGGGCAAGACGGTAGTGTTGACTTTGAGCCTGCTGTTGCTGAAACCGGCCAATCGCTAAAAGGTGGTTATCACCTGAAGAAATTGTTGGCTGATGCAGGCTGGACGATTCTCGAACGCTCGGATAACGGCAACGGGCAAGGACAAGCATGGTGTGAATTTGGTGACATTGACCACGAGGGTCATGATCGTGGATGGAAGCTGGCCAAACACCTTGATGGTCTGCTCTCAGAGATTGCCGACCGCATAGCTGCTCTCTTGGCTGCTGGGTGGAAACGTGTTCGGGTAGTCACCGATCACGGATGGTTACTCCTCCCCGGTGGGCTGCCAAAGGTCGAATTGCCCAGCGCCCTGGCGGACAACAAGTGGGGCCGCTGCGCTTCTCTGAAGCCAGGCGCATCAACGGATGAACGACTCTATCCCTGGTACTGGAACCCGAACCAACACTTTGTCCTGGCTGATGGCATTAGCTGCTTTAAGAAAGGCGAAGAATACACACACGGCGGATTAAGCCTGCAGGAATGCCTGACCTTGCAGATGACTGTCACTCGAGGATCTTCTCTTCAGGAGACGGCCTCTATTGAGGTCACCGATGTGGTCTGGAGAGGGTTGCGCTGCACCGTTGCAGTAGATGGAAACTTCTCGGGTTTATCACTTGATGTTCGCACCCAAGCTGGCAATTCATTGTCCAGTGTGGTCGTTGGGGTCAAGCCTCTCAAAGATAACGGAACAGCCTCCGTAGTCGTCGAAGATGAAGACATGGAGGGGCGTGACGCCATAGTGGTCTTGATTGATGCGAATGGCTCACTGGTAGCGCAGATCGCCACAGTAATTGGTGGAGGAAAATAATGATTGAATTGGATCAGATCGACAGAAAGGCGGCCTCCTCGCTTGAGGGCTACCTGGTCCGGAAGGATCTGGTCAGGACGTTCAGCCGCCAGTTTCCGGTGCCGACATACGTCGTCGAGTTTTTGCTTGGCCGTTACTGTGCGAGTACCGATCAGGAGGAAATCGAAGAAGGCCTGGAAATTGTCCAGCGCCAACTCAAATCACGAACAGTGAAGGCTGGAGAAGAAGAACTCTTCAAAGCCAGGGCCAGAGAGAATGGTGACGTCAAAATCATAGACCTCATCACTGCCCGCTTGGACGCCAAGACCGATTCATATGTGGCCACGCTGCCCAGTTTGAGACTAACCGATGTCCGCATCAGTCCAGAACTGGTTAACGAACACGAACGAATGCTGACGGGAGGTTTCTACGCCGAGATCAGCCTCAATTACGACGCGGCTATCGCGCAGGAAAGCAAAGGACGTCCGTTTGGTATCGAGTCACTTCGAGAAATACAGCTTTCCAAAAGAGATGTGCTGGATACGTTGTGCGAGGCCAGAAAAGCGTTCTCGACCGAGGAGTGGAAAGACTTCCTCATGCGCTCCATCGGCATTGAACCGAGCGGGTTGTCTGATCGGCAACGAGATGCCTTTATGCTGCGCATGGTTCCCTTTGTCGAACGCAATTACAACCTTGTGGAGCTCGGCCCCAGAGGAACAGGCAAGAGCCACCTTTTCCAACAAGTTTCACCCTACGCACATCTAATTTCTGGTGGAAAGGCGACCGTTGCAAGGATGTTTGTCAACAACGCGACAGGCCAACGTGGTTTAGTTTGCCAATACGATGTGGTCTGCTTCGATGAGGTGTCTGGCATATCCTTCGATCAAAAGGACGGCGTGAATATCATGAAAGGCTACATGGAGTCTGGCGAGTTTAGCCGGGGCAAAGAGAGCATTCGTGCTGATGGAAGTATTGTCCTGGTGGGTAACTTTGAGGTCGATGTTGAGCACCAGCAACGAATCGGACACTTGTTCGGCCCCATGCCTCAGGAAATGAAGGATGATACTGCATTCATGGATCGCATCCATGCGTTCTTGCCAGGCTGGGATGTGCCCAAGATTAGCAAGGAATTGCTGACTAACCACTTCGGATTGGTGAGTGACTTCCTCTCCGAATGCTGGAGCCAGCTTCGCAATCAGAGCCGAGTAAGTGTTCTGCAAAACCGTGTCTTCTTCGGAGGAGCTCTCTCTGGACGGGATACCAATGCCGTCAATAAAACTGCCAGCGGATTGCTCAAGCTACTTTATCCGGGTGGCGATGAAGTTTCTGATGAGGATATTGAATGGGCTGTCCGGATTGCGATGGAATCCAGAAGGCGCGTTAAAGAGCAGCAAAAACGCATTGGTGCGACGGAATTCCGAAATACCCATTTCAGCTATGTAATGGGTACAGATGGCGTTGAAAAATTCGTTTCTACACCGGAATTACAGAGCGAGAATAGTATTGGCGGTGACCCCCTGGAGCCAGGACAAGTCTGGAGCATTTCACCCGGTGATGGAGAGGAACACCCAGGACTCTACCGCATAGAGATCAATGAAGGCCCTGGCTCGGGGGTCAAGATCCTAAACAAACCTGTGCCACCTGCATTCAAAGAAAGCATGGGCTACGCAGAACAGAACCTTTATGCGCGGTCAATGCAATTGGTTGGCGACAAAGACCCACGCCATCATGAATTTACGACACAGCTACGAGCGTTTGATGCCTCAAAATCCGGTGCCAAGCTTGGCATGGCATCGTTGGTTGCGCTCTGTACATCTCTCCTGAAAAAAAGCGTGCGCGGTGGCCTCGTTATTGTTGGTGAAATCAATCTTGGAGGCTCGATTGAGCCAATCCACAATCCGGTAACCATCGCAGAGATCGCTGTTGAAAAAGGCGCGACAGCACTTCTGATGCCGGTCGCCTGCCGCCGCCAATTGTTTGATCTATCGGATGACATGGCGACCAAGATCGACATTCAATTCTATTCCGATGCCAGGGATGCCTTGCTCAAGGCAATGGTGGAGTAACGACTATGAATGTTCAGACTGCAGCAATAGAAGTTCTCCGAGGAGCAGGCAAACCCCTTCATGCGAAAGATATCGCTGAACAGATCATTGCAGCTGGTCTCTGGAGGTCTGCAGGAAAGACCCCTGAAGCCACCGTCAGCGCCAGCCTATATTCGAACATTAAGAAGAATGGCGACAACTCACCTTTTATAAAGGTGGCCCCGCAGACATTTGCCCTACGGGAAAACTCCACTGAGGAATCTGCGAAGGCCCTACATGCGAAACCATCCAAGGCTGCAACAGATCAGAAGATCAGCTCGACGATAGCAGGGTTTTCCTTTACGAACTGCGCCCAGAAGGTGCTTGAGGAATTCGGTGGCAAGAAACCGATGCACTACAAAGAGATCACCGAAAAGGCTCTCGCAAAAGGCTGGCTGGTCACGAGTGGGAAAACACCTGAGGCCACCATGTACGCGCAAGTTATCACCGAGATCAAACGCCAACAGAAGCGCGGCGAACGCCCGCGTTTTGTCCAGCACGGCCGAGGCTATGTCGGTCTGAGCCAGTGGATGGGGCGCGGCCTGGCATTCCAGATAGAACAGCACAACCACCAGGTTCGGAAGGCCCTGCTCGAGCGGCTATTAACCATGAAGCCTGGCGAGTTTGAGGAGCTCGTCTCACAACTGCTGGCGGAGATGGGTTTCGAGATGGTCGAGGTGACCAAGCTCAGTGGCGATGGCGGCATCGATGTCCGGGGCACCCTGGTGGTGGGCGATGTCGTCCGCATCAAGATGGCCGTCCAGGTCAAGAAGTGGAAGCTCAAGAACAACATCCAAGCTCCTGTCGTGCAGCAGGTGCGCGGCAGCCTAGGAGCACATGAGCAAGGCCTGATTATCACCACCAGTGATTTCAGCAAGGGAGCCATAGAAGAAGCCAGCCAATCAGATAAGATTCCAGTGGCTCTTATGAACGGCGAACAACTGGTCACACAGCTCATTGAATACAACATAGGCGTCCGCCGTATGTCTCATGACCTTTTCGAGTTGGAGGAACTGCCGATCACAGGAGTCGAAAAGTGACCATAAAAAATATCTGCATTGAAAACACGCGCGGAATTGATCTGCTCACAATCAATGCTGATATCTTGAAAAATCGACCTAATATTCTGGTTGCTCCTAATGGCTTCGGGAAGACCTCAATTGCTGCGGCATTCAGAAATGCAGCACATCAAACATTCATCAAAATATGCGATGGAGACCGTCATCAACATGATGAAACGAGAAAGTCAAAAATTAAACTCGAATTGGAAGAGGACGGTACCCTTTCAAAATTGAGCGCCTCAGAGGATGCTCATTCCAATGATATTCGCAAAAATTTTGATATTCATGTGATATCAGATCTGAGACGAATCAAGGCGCAATCTAGAAACTTTGGGGGATTTTCTAGAGCCGAAGCAAAAATGATTATCGACCCGATTGTCATTTGTAATAAAACCACCCGAGTTGCCAGTCCCTACAGGATTTCTGAAGCCAAACGAGCTTTTGGCGCTCACAATGTCTTATTGCCCAATATAGATGATGAACTTTTCCGATCTCATGAATTCATCATGAGATCGCCTGAGATTTTTCAATATATAAACTCTCTTGTAAAAACCAGAAAATGGAGTCAAATTGAAAAGGTAAGGCAGCAGATATCCGACTTCGATGGGGATACAACTGAAGCATTGGAAAACGCTCAGTCCAGCATTGTTGAATTATGCAGAAACATGCAGGAAGCAAGAGGAGCTCTTACTATTGTCACCCAGACAACCAAGCTAAATCAAGCCGAAGCATTCTTAGCTCTTTGGCAAATGCTGTTGGTTGCAAGAAGCAATAGTGACACCCTCAAAAGCCATCTTGAGTGGCTTCGCTATTCAGCTATAAAGCAATCGCTTCGGGACGGTTTAAACGACCTCAATACTTCATGGAAAATTCCATCCCTGAAAGAAACAAAAGGAAAATTAATCGTCGAAATGCCCGACCCGACACATATATCCAATGGACAACGAGATGTAATGGTACTTCTTTCTTTGCTTCACATTGCTAGACACAACCTGACCAAATCCCGAGCAATTGTAATAATTGATGAAGTTTTCGATTATTTGGATGACGCTAACCTAACCGTTGCTCAATATTACATATCCCAGCTTATTGAAGATTATAAACGGCAGGGCAGATCCATTTATACTATAATCCTCACACATCTGAACCCGGCCTTCTTCAGGAACTATGTATTTAGCAATCAAAATACTGTCTACCTGGACAAGGGATCAGCATTTGATTCTATCGACGCAATGAAAAAGCTCATTGGTGCACGCTCGCAAACTGGATGCGATGAAGAGCTGAAAAACAAAATATCAAAATACCTCGTTCACTACCATGTTGACGAATACGATTTCTCGGATGATTTGAAGGTAATTTCAGGGGTAAGATCGAGTTGGGGAAAGCATGGCAGATTTCAAAAATTTCTAACAGAAGAGTTTAACAAGTACGAAACTGGACAACAGTATGACCCTCTCGCAATATGCGCAATAACCCGACGATCCATCGAGGAACTCGCTTATAGACAGATTTCCGAGCACCCCGATTCCGAAGAATTTTTTACAACCCACAAAACCGGGCCAAAGCTTGACTGGGCATCTCAACGTGGTGCTTCAGTTCCGGAATCGCACTATCTCTTAAGGGTGATATTCGATGACGGCTTACACTGGAATCATAACCGGGACAATACAATTTCAATTGTGGCTAAATTAGCTAATCCAATTATCAAGAAAATGATTTCAGATGTTGTCCATCAATGCAATGGGTGAGCTGGTGATGAATTTCAAATGCCACATAGATAAACTATCCAGAGCCCAAGGCTGCCTTATCGGCCAGCTCGCAGGTGATGCCCTAGGTAGCCTGGTTGAGTTTCAGTCGCCAGAGGAAATCCGGCATAGCTATCCCGATGGCGTTCGGGAGTTGGCCGATGGCGGTACTTGGAACACTATCGCGGGGCAGCCCACCGATGACTCAGAAATGGCACTGCTGCTCGCCCGGCTGTTGGTTGAGCACGGGACCTATGTTCCAGAGGCCGCTCGCGAAGCCTATACTTTCTGGCTGGACTCCGATCCATTCGACTGCGGCATGACCATCGCCGCAGGCCTCCGTGGACGCCCGAACCATGACAGTCAGGCAAACGGAGCGATGATGCGGGTAAGCCCTCTGGGAATTTTCGGTGCCAATTACGAGCTGAACCAGGTTGCGGATTGGGCTCGGATCGATGCTTCCCTGACCCATCCCAACCTGGTGTGCCAACAGGCCAACGCGCTTTTCGCTATGGCGATTGCCCATGCCATCAATACTGGTGCTGACCAGCAGTCGCTCTATCAGTCCATTCAGACCTGGGCTGCCGAGATGGATGTCGAACCGAAACTGCTGGCTGCCATCCAAGAGGCCGCCGAAGCTCGCCCAACGGACTATGTCCAACAGCAAGGCTGGGTTCTGATCGCGTTTCGCAATGCCCTCTGGCAACTGCTCCATGCGGCAAACCTTGAGGAAGGTGTGGTCGATACCATTATGCGCGGTGGCGACACCGATACCAACGCGGCGATTTGTGGGGCTTTGTTGGGTGCTGTGTACGGCCGGGAGGCTATTCCAGCCCAGTGGCTCGACTGCCTGCTGAACTGCCGCCCTGAGGCCGGACATCCCGGCGTACAGCGCCCACGTCCGGAGTGTTTCTGGCCGGTCGATGCCCTGGATCTGGCAAGCCGGCTGATTTCAGAAAAAAACGCGTAAGCGGGAGGTCAACATGCCAAAGAAAACCGGATCACATCACGTAGTGCCCAATGCCGACGGCGGTTGGGATGTCAAAAAAGGTGGTGCAAGCCGCAGCAGTGGCTACTTCGACAAAAAGCAGGATGCTATCGATGCCGGGCGGAAGATCAGCCGAAACCAAGGTACTGAGTTTTACATCCATGGTAAGGACGGGAAGATCCAGAATAAGGACAGTCACGGGAACGACCCTTATCCTCCAAAGGGGTAATAAGTGGCTGCCACCTACAGCCAATTCGATTCCCGGTTTGGGAACTGAACCGGCGTCCGAAAATCTGGATGGCAAGTTGTTTCAGCTCAGCGCGAGGTGTGCGGTTTTACTGTAAGCGATCCAAAACCCCCATCTAAAAACCGCCCGGCGGATCAGCTAAGGTACTCCTGTCCATTGCACAGGAGTCCGACATGTCGCTCACCGATAAGCAATCCTTCTACCTGTCCCTGATCGAACAAGCCAGGGCCGATGGCAAACCCCTGAAGCAGGTAGCCACCGAACATGGTGTCAGCCCAGCCACCCTGTACAATGCCGCCCATACCCTCAGGCGCAAGGGTTATGGGGAAGGCAATCGCAGCCAAAGTGGTTTCGTCCGCGTACCGGTTGGTAATGAAGCTGATGACTGCATCGAACTGGATACTCAACTTGCCAATGGCCTGCCTGTCCGAATGCGGGTGCCGGCCGCACAGCTGTCTGCCGTGCTCGGCGTGCTCTCGTCATGAGGATCCGGCGCTGGCCGGTGCGGGAGATTTGCCTGTATCTGCACCCGGTCGACTTTCGCAAGAGTATTGACGGACTGGCCGCCATTGTCGAGGCCGAGCTGGAACGCAGCCCCTTTGCACCCACCCTGTTTGCCTTCACCAACCGGCAACGGGACAAGGTCAAACTGCTGTACTGGGAGCGCAACGGATTTGTGCTCTGGTACAAGCGGCTGGAGAAGCAGCGCTTCTGCTGGCCTGATGCCGGCACAGCAGCGGTCCGCAGCCTCTCGCCTGAGCAGTTGTCCTGGCTGCTCGATGGCATTGATGTGGACCGCCTCACGCCCCACAAAACCCTGCATTTTTCTTCCGTCTCGGGCGCTTTTTAGTCCCGGATATGGTATCATGGAGCCATGAATGAATACGCTCAACCTGTTGAATCTCTTGGCAAAAAAGAACTGATTGCCCTGCTGAAAAAGCAGCAGCAGGCGCTGGTTGAGCGTGAGCAGAAAGCTGTCTCTCTGGAGCAGAAAGCCCGACGTCAGGCACAACGGATTCACTATCTGGAAGAGCAGCTGCGCCTGACCCTTGCTCAGCAGTACGGCCGTCGCAGTGAGCGCCGCACAGAGGACGATCCCCAGGCTGACCTGTTCAATGAAGCTGAAGAACGGGTGGCAGCAGAACCGGACAGCGCTTCTGAATCCTCTGAACCCACAGAAGTCAGGGGCCGTGCGCGCCGTACATCCGGCCGCAGGAAACTGCCGGAAAGCCTGCCGCGTGAAGTGATCGAGCATGACATTGACGAAGCCGACAAGGTCTGTGACTGCGGGTGTCGCAAGCAGCGCACCGGCAAAGATGTCAGCGAGCGTCTGGAGTACATCCCGGCCCGCCTGTACGTGGAGCGGCACGTCCGTCACAAGTATGCCTGCCCGCAATGCGAGGCGGGTGTGCAGGTTGCCCGGAAACCTGCTTCAATGATTCCCGGCAGCAACGCCGGCAATCGCCTGCTGGCGGCAGTGATTGTCGCCAAATATCAGGATTCGCTGCCCCTGTACCGGCAGAGCCGGATCTTTGCGCGTCAGGGTGTTGAGCTGCCGCGCAACACCCTGGCACGCTGGGTGATACAGTGCAGTCAGGCCCTGATTCCCCTCATGGCCCGCATGGAGACCGCCATACGTCGTGTGCCGGTGATCCTGATGGACGAAACCCGCGTGCAGGTCAACCGGGAGCCGGGCAGAAAAGCCAGCAGCACCTCGTACATGTGGATCCGGCGCGGCCTGTCGCCGCCGGATGAGACCTGCCCCCGGGGCCGGGACATCACCCTTTACCACTACAGCCCGACACGTGCCGGAGAGGTCGCCGTGGATCTGCTGTCAGGTTATCACGGTGCGCTGATGACGGACGGCTATGCCGGCTATCCGGCGGCTGTTGAAAAATACAATCTGCAGCATGCCACCTGCTGGGCACACGCGCGGCGCAAGTTTGTGGAAGCGGAAAAGGCCTTGCCCAAAGGGCGGAAGTCACCGGCCATCACTGCCATTCTCAACCGGATCCGCAAGCTCTACGCCATCGAAAAAAAGCTGGCGGGTGCCTCACCCGGAAAAAGACAGGCCGAGCGCAAGCGTCAGGCGGGCCCGGTGCTGGAACAGTTGCGGGCGCATCTGGAAAAGAAATCCATACAGGTCACCCCGAAGAGCAAATTCGGCGAAGCCATTGGTTACACCCTGAAGCACTGGAAGACGCTCACCACTTACTTGCGCAACGGCCACCTGCCAATAGACAACAATGGTGCTGAAAACGGTATCCGGCCATTCGTGGTGGGCAGGAAGAACTGGCTGTTTGCGGATACGGTCAGGGGTGCCGAAGCCAGTGCGCGACTTTACTCGCTGATTGAAACCGCCAAGGCCAATGGCCATGAGCCTTATGCCTACCTGAGCCGGCTCTTTGCAAGGCTGCCTCAGGCAGATTGTGACGAAGCCCTGGATGCACTGCTGCCCTGGAATATGAGCCCCGCCACCTGACGGGGGGGGTTATGGATCGCTTACGTTTTACTGCAAACCCGTCACCCTCGTCCGGTGGTGGGAAATCTAGGGAGAAAATCGTTTCTCTGGTCGGCTTGGCGGGAAATGCTTGTGCGAGATGACTTCGGCGTTTATTATCAAGGAGTTACGAGGAGCGCGGGATTGGAGACTGCTTTGCGGTAAGTCGGCGAGCCCTCCACACTCGTCTGCGAGGCACCCGCCTTGGGCGCGGCCGTCGGCCTGCGAACACCAGGTCGACTAGCCGATCTTGCTCGGGCCGTAGACCAGCACCGTGAGACCGGCCAAGTCCTACTTGAGCGGGGTTTTCTTCTTGGGCAGCATTTTTGTTCCTCCTTCTTCGTATCCTCAGAAAGCCAGGGCTTCTTCGCACGAGACCCCGGCCTGCAGCTCTTCACGCGGGGGGACTTTCCGGTACAGGTTCTCGATGACGTTGGTGCTTCCGCCGGAACGGTCGAGCGGGAAGCAGGCGCAGGGGCGCCGGTAGTGGAAACAGAACGCGGTGTTCTGGTAGAAAACACCCCGCCGTCTGGCGTCGAGGAAAGCCTGGGTCAGTTCCCAGAGCTCCGCCTGCAGGGTGGCAAACTGGTCGCGGGAGATGTACAGGATCTCTCAGTGGAACATCCCGGGCTCTGCGTACTTGGCCGCCAGCTGCTCCTGGGACGCCTCGTCACCTTCTGGAAACTCAGCGCCTGACTCAGCGCTTTGATGCCATCCAACAGCACCCGGGTCGCTCGGCAGCTATCCTCGTTGTCATCAGGCATCGACGCGGGCATCTCTCATCACCCGTTCTTGCCTCCTTTACCCAGAACATCATTTATAGAACACCATTTATACGCGTTCGCGCATAAAAATAACTTATACGCTTTCGCGTATATTGACATTTTATACGCATTTGCGTATATTGGCTATAAAAGGACAGGATCATGACCGAACAGATTGCCAGATCAGAAAAGCAGCTGGGCGCCATCCTGCGCCGGGTCCGCAAGCAACGGGGCCTGACGCAATCCCAGCTCGGCGAAAAAATCCATCTGCGCCAGGCGACCATTTCCAAGCTGGAGGACGGCGCCCCGGCCACGCAGCTTGCCACGGTCATTGCCGCCCTGGCCGCGCTCGATCTGGAGCTTGTCGTCCGGCCGCGCAGCCAGGCCAAGCCCGAGGATATCGAGGGGCTGTTCTGATGGCCCGCCGCAAAAGACATGCCCCGCTTGCGGTTTATCTGAACAGCCGGTTGGTCGGCCAGCTGCGCAAGGCCGCGAGCGGCGCCGTCGATTTCCAGTATGATGACAGCTGGCTGTCCTGGGAGGATACTTTCCCGATCTCCCTCTCGCTGCCGCTGCGCGAGGATCGCTATATCGGCGCGCCGGTGATCGCGGTGTTCGATAATCTGCTCCCGGATAATCCCGATATCCGCCGCAAGCTTGCCGAACGCGCCCGGGCCGATGGCACCGATGCCTTCAACCTGCTGAGCGCAATCGGCCGCGACTGCGTCGGCGCCCTGCAGTTCTTGCCCGAAGACATTGCCCCGGGACCGCCCGGCGGGATCGACGCAAGGCCCGTGAGTGACGATGAGATCGCCGCGCTGCTAGGAGACCTTGGCAACAGTCCGCTCGGCATTGGCGCGGATGAAGAATTCCGGATTTCATTGGCGGGCGCGCAGGAAAAAACCGCCCTGCTGCATTGGAAGGACCAGTGGCATATCCCGCACGGCACAACGGCGACCACCCACATCTTCAAACCGGAGATCGGCAAGCGGCCGGACGGCATCGACCTTTCACTCTCGGTCGAGAACGAGCATCTGTGCATGACGCTGATGAATGCGCTCGGCCTGCCGGCTGCCGAAACTGCAATCACGCGCTTTGGCAACAGGAAAGTGCTCGTCGTCAAGCGGTTCGACCGGCTCTGGACCACGGATAAACGGCTGCTGCGCCTGCCGCAGGAAGATTGCTGCCAGGCGTTGTCGGTTCCGCCGGCCCGGAAATATGAAAGCGATGGTGGCCCGGGCCTGGCTGGGCTGATTGGCCTGTTCACCAGCAGCGATACGCCCCTTGAGGATCAGCGGCGGATCATGAAGGCCGCGATTGTGTTCTGGTTGCTCGCCGCGACCGACGGTCACGCCAAGAATTTCAGCCTGTTCCTGTACCCACGCAGCCGGTTTTCTCTAACGCCGTTTTACGATGTCATGTCGGTCCAGCCACTCTATGACGCGAAGCAGCTGCAGCAACGTCAGATGAAAATGGCAATGGCCATCGGTAAAAGTCGGCATTACCTCGTGCATAGAATTGCTCCCCGGCACTTTCTGGAAACGGCCGAAGCTTGCGGCATGGGCAAAAACATCGTCCAGGAGCTGTTCGCAGAGCTGCTGGATCGCAGCGACAAAGCTATCGACAAAACGCTGGCCGCGCTGCCGAGCGGTTTCCCACATGGCCTCACCGAGTCGATCATCGGCGGCTACCACCGCCGCCTGCGCCAGCTGGAAGCGATCATCACCTAGGCTGGACCTAGTGTGGTGAATTTGAAGTTCCTGTCATTGACTATGTCATACGACTTAGGAACTTCAAATTTAAAAATCACACTAAAAATCACACTAGAGTCAGATAATTAACCAGTCTTCTTGTTGACTCTGAAATTCAAATAGTCTGATACAAATATGATACGAATTTCAGAGGCAGAAGACTAGGCTGGGATCATCGTCATCGTTACTGCCTGGTCCATTGTTATGGGGTGTTATGGGGCGGCCCGGCTCAGTGCGAAGGTTGGCGAATGGATGTGTTGCTTGATCCCCCCGATTTTAGGTCCAGTCGCAATCTCGTGATGTTCTCTCATGAGCCGTATGGAGCGTAGCGGAAGACGGTGCCGCGCGATGTGGTGGGGTATCGGGCCGGGCGTTTGACCCAAATGTTTGCAAAGTGAATGGCCACAAACCGCCAGTCCAAAGGCCTGCCGGCCGATCTCTCCACAGTCTTCTGGCGCAACCTCTGCGGGATTCAGCTTGACCATACCGGCGCCAAATCCCTTGATCCTGAACCAGACCTGGCCCGGCAAAGTAGATCTGAAACATAACCATAACTCCAGCACATTTGATGTGTTTGGAGACAAGAAGCTTGTTTCTCGCATGGAAACGGTGGAGAAATGGGCCGATGAAATATTCGAGCAACTTTCGGTTGAATTGACCCCGAAACGGCCCAGGGCCAGATCCGGGTCCAGCGAAAGAATTTACTGTTCTACTTTGGGTTGTATGGTTCACCCTGAAGATTGGGTTGGACCCAGACCCCTTGACGGTCCTGTGAGGGGAATTACGCTCGCCGACAAATTGGGGCGAGATGTAATCATTCGCCACCGGGACGGAACCGTTGAGTACCAGAAATTCAGCAGGGCGGACCGAAAACAGGTCCTGGATCTGGCCGAAAAATGGGGGGCAAAGGTCCATGGATAAGTGGCTGTGGAGACTGACCTGGGCGGGGTGGATCTATCTGGCCTGGGTGATTGTTTACTGGTATGTACTCGCCTAATAATGGAGAAGAATAGTGTTGAAAAAGTTCATTGATTTCAAAGGGTTGCGTATTGCAACCCGCCAGAACGCCGTCCTGAACCTGACCCAGCATCAGGTGACGGATGACCAACGGAACGGGGAAATTCCCGTGATCGAAATCTATGACCCGGTGGGGTCCGGAAGCGGGTTGGGGACCGGGTTGGGGAAGCAGGTTGTTAATCTGCTCACGTTTACGGCTATTCCCTCAAAGAGGGAATTGAAGGATCGGGCCCGAGAGCTCGCGGCTATAGCCGCGGGACAGGGCTGTGCCTATGCCATGATCGGGGGAGCACCCTACCTGATGCCCCACCTTGAAAAGGCCCTGAAACTGAGGGGAATCAAGCCCCTTTACGCCTTCTCAAGGCGGGAAAGCGTCGAAGTGAAAAACCCCGACGGAACCGTAACAAAAACCAATAGGTTCAAGCACCTAGGCTTTGTCCAAGCCTAGGCCGGGGTGGGGGAGGGGTTTTTGTCATGGTTTTCCTCTTCCCCACCCAATGACTGAAAGGAATGGAGAGGATGTCCTGGCGGATGCTTACGCTGAGTGGGACCCCGAACGGCAGAGGTGGGAAGTTCAGGACGTGTTTCTCAAGAACGGTTTTTGTGCTTCCTGCGACGGTCAGGTGTCAATCGAGGGGGATTATATTAGAAAAAACTAATAAAGCCCACAGATGGCCCAGAATTAACGAAAGGGTCCTGTCCGCTACCTTAACCCTCTGAGAGGTGGTTTCGTTAATTGTAGGGGTGTTCTAGGCCGATTAAGAGGCATATTAGGGGCAGAGGTGAGGTGAAGATCCAGAATTGGGGCCCCAAAACCAGAGGCGTATATTGCTTCGAGACCGGGGGGTGGGGTTTGACCAGAATTGGGGGGGCTCCGAGACCGGGGGGGTAAAACTGGTTTTTTTCTTTCCTAGTATAAACCCTTATTTCCTTTATTTATTTATAAGGTAATTTAAATAATTATAAATAAATAAATAATATAGAAAAGATAGATAGATATATAAGGCTTTATACGCGTATTAGAATTTTCTAATATAAAAAAATCGAGGATTTCTGCGGTATATTAGAAATCGCTTAATTAGGAACTTCTAAACCAATTTCCCAAAATTTTCCATAATATCGGATTCCAGCACACCCTATTGTACACAAGAATATATGTACAATAGGTCTCTCGCAGACCCCCCTATTTTACAGTATTTTTGTGTACTGTAGAATCTATGAGTGAAAAACTACATAAATACACACTTAAAAGTTTTATTTGCGAATATCCTAAATACGCAAGATTCACCCCTTCCCCCTCCCGGTCCTGGGCCCTTAAAAATACCGGTAAAACCACCCTCTTTTTATAAAGGAGCATGATTATGGATGAGAAAATCCTTCTCGCTTTGAAGAAGAACTTGCCAAAAGACTTGGACTTGGACCGTCTTTTAGGCACCCATCCCACCGAATGGCCACTCATGGACAGGAAGCGTTGTTGGGTCTGGTCTGGTCCTTTTTGGAATGGTCATCCCCGCCTGAACGCTGGCGGAAAAGCTTACCAGAGTATCCCTCGACTTTTACACCAGCACTACGGTGACAAGCTGTATTCACGTCAACGCCTTTACAGGAGATGTTATACCAATGGTTGCATAAATCCAATTCATCATCTCCGCACAAAGTTTCCTAAACCTTCTTTGGAGATCGTCATAGAGTACCTTGAAGGTTTATATCCTCTTCATTTAAACAACCTAGAAGAGTTATATATCATGAATCCGTTCTACCCAAGGGAGTATTACAGAGCTGCCTTGAAGACCGGGAAATTTCCAATTTGGGAGAGTTTGAAGTGATTTCAGTCACTTTCTCAGAATTCTTCTAACATAAACTTCAAAAAAAAATCATTAAAATGGCCTCTTTATCCAAACAAACCAGAATCTTGCCAAGCGGGGCTTCACAAACTCGGTACCGCGTTTCTTATAAAGATCTGAATGGAAAGTGGAGATCCAAGTTCTTCAGAACTCGCAAAGAAGCCCAGAAGTTCCGTGACGAGGTTACCCTTAAAGTTGAACGGCGTGAATTCTTACCTGGTGCTGGACACTTATCCCTTGAGCAAATCGGGAAACTTTACATCGAGGAATGTAAGGCCCGGGGGTTGGAGGAAGTCACATATAAAGACTACGGGGGGATACTCAGAAACCACATCTACCCTGAATTCGCCCATCGGGACCCCAATACATTCACTACCCCGGAATTAAAACGTTTCTTTCAGCATTTAAAACATAACCAATATTCCCCCGTACTCTTAAACAGAGTGAAGGTCGTTTTCGGGGCTCTCCTGACCTTCGCAGTCGAGGAAGAGTACGCAGCCACCAACCCCGTCAAAGATATCCGCCTGCGCTTTCCTCGGACCATCAAGGAGGTTGAGGATGAAGAGGTCGTTATCCCTAGCATGGAGGACTTAAAAAAGATCCTAGATCGCGGGAACCTGAGCTTACGAGACCATACAATGATCACTCTCGCCGCCATGTGCGGCACCCGCGTCTCAGAAACAATGGGTCTTTCCTGGAAACACGTTGATTTTAGCAATGAGGAACTTCTGATCCGACAGCGCATGGATCGTTTCAAGAAGTTAGGCCCACCGAAAACCAAAAACTCTCGCAGGAATATCCCCATTCCAGTCCCCGCCCTGGAGTTATTGCGGGCGTGGCAGAAAGAGTGTCCGCAAGCTATCCATGATCTGGTTTTCCCGACAACAGCGGGAACGCCTCTCGACAGAAGCAATTGGGACAAACGCGTCTGGACATCTCACCTTCTCTCCAAAGGATTGGCCAAGATAGACCACTCAACAAAGAAAGTTCATAAAAAATACCTCTTCCGCCACCTCAGGCACGCCTATGCCTCGTTAATGATCAAACAAGGAGCCAATCCAAAGGAAATCATGCAATATATGGGACACAGCACCATTAATGTGACTTACGACCTATACGGGAATTTGTTCCCTGACGATGGGTCCTATAAACAGGCCGTGAATCAGGCTATGGAGGGCCTCCTTGGTACAAAATTGGTACAAAGCTGAAAAACGCTCAAAAAAGTTTCCCAATGTTTTCAACAGCTTGGAAAAGCAGAGATTTTGTACCACAAGGGGGGGAAACCTCAAATAAAAAACCTTTGATACCTGATAACGCATTGGTACCAAAGGTTTTTTTAGATGGTGCCCCCACACGGACTCGAACCGCGGACCTACTGATTACAAATGAGCTGGGCGTCTTTGAGATTCAATGACTTAGTTAAACTCTGTGCTAAGACCTAAAGCCTAAAACTAACACATATGATAACATTCCACATTGACAGTATTTTACAGATAATTATATAGCCGAATAATCTAACACCTCTTAATTAATCTTGAGGGTTAATCTATTTTTACCCAATTATTCCCTCTAGTGGGAATGTCCCTTCAAAAATAGCAGTTAGGGTGCGTCCTTACATGGGGGGATCCCTTAGATATTTCTTTAGTTCCTACGTAGGAGACGGGGATATGGAAATGGATAAAGTTCAGAGAGAACATCTTTTAGAAGAAATAATGGTGGGTTTAGGAGTCGACCGGTATAATAAAAGCCGTGAGGGCGGTGAAGAAGCTGAGCTACCTCCCGGGAAGTCTTTAGTCCACCGCTCAGTTCCTAAACTTTCCTCAAAAATCGAGGAATTCGTGAAGGAGTGTTCAAGCGGTAAAGCAGGCAGAAGACACACAGCGGCTCAGTACCTTGAGTGTTTTATACCTGATGTAGCTGCTTTCGTTACATCACGTTGGGTAATCAACAGTATGATTAAGAACGAGACGTTGACTAAAGTCTCTATCTCTATAGGGACATCATTAGAGGATCACGTCAGATTTGTGCAATTCTCCAAACATGCGCCTGGTTTGCTGAGGCATACCGAAGATAAAATTAAGAAGTCCACACATGCTAGATATCGACAGGGAGTCCTGAAACATGCACTAAAACTTGTACCGGAAGCTGTGGGTCTCGGCTGGACTAACAGGGATAAACTACTAGTAGGTAGTAAACTGGTCGAACTTTTTATCGAAGCAACAGGGCTAGCTACTGTCCATTTAGATCTTAAAGGGAAAATGAAGCGTGCTGTCATACGGCCCACTGATAAGGTTAAAGAGTGGTTGGAGAAAAGGCATGAGGAAGCTTCATTACTCGCCCCTGTTTATATGCCTATGATTCTCAAACCTAGAGATTGGACGAACCCCAAGGACGGCGGGTATCTGAACCGGGGCCTGTTTAAAAGTATGTATTTAATTAAAACTAAACGACGGGATACACTGGATGAGCTATTCTCGGTGGAGATGCCTGAAGTTTACAACGCGGTTAACGCTATCCAGAGGACAGCGTGGAGAATTAACCGGAAGGTTTATGACGTCATGAAAACACTTAGAGATCAGCGTAGCTCATTAGGCGGTCTTCCTATAGATGATGATGATCCTGTACCACCAAGACCTTCAGATATACCTGAAGATGTTCCTCTGTCCTCTTTATCTAAGGAGGAGCAGAAGCGACTTAAGCAATGGAAGGCGGCTGCGGCAGAGGTTTATACAAACAACGCGAAGAAGATTTCGAAACGACTGGCGTTTGCACAACAAATGTTTGTGGCATCTCGCTATGTAGATGAGGAGGAGATTTATTTCCCTTATACAATGGACTTCAGAGGCAGGATTTATGCCCAACCCACAGGTCTAAACCCTCAAGGGGATGATAAAGCAAAATCCCTTTTGGAATTTGCTAGGGGGAAGCCCTTGGGTGATGCCGGAGCTTTCTGGTTAGCAGTCCACGTCGCTAATTGTTTTGGTGAAGCGGATAAGCTACCGTTATCTGAGAGGGTACGGTGGACTCTAGATCATGAAGAATTAATACTGGACTCAGCTCGGAATCCCCTTGACGGTGAGCGGTTCTGGACCAGCGCGAATGGAGGGGACAGTGCATGGACAGCCTTGGCTGCATGTTTTGAGTGGAGTGGGTATGTAGAATCCGGTCTTGATCCCAACTATATGTGCCACATACCGGTGGCGGTGGATGGTTCTTGCTCCGGGCTTCAACATTTTAGCGCGATGCTTAGAGATGAGATAGGTGGTACTGCGGTCAATTTAACACCGAGTGATGAATGTCACGATATTTATAGTGAGGTGGCGAAGAGGGTTGAGGAATATATTAAAAGAGCCACCGATGAGGCAGCAAGGCGGTGGCGAGGTAAAGTAGTACGTAAAATCGTTAAACAGCCCTGTATGACGTTTGCCTACTCGGTAACTAGCCGGGGGATCCGTGACCAAATAATTGATGCGCTTAAAAAGCTAGACGACTCAGGTAACTACCTTGACGGGCTTAGTTATTTTGAGGCTGCGAATTACCTTTCTCCGATCGTAGAGCGTTGCATTCGGGAGACAGTTATCGCAGCATCAGGTGCGATGGAGTGGTTACAGGAAGTAGCCACTTTAACGGCAAGAGACGGCGTTCCCCTATACTGGACAACCCCTGTAGGGATGCCCGTATTACAAGATGAGAGGAAATATACATCAAAACGCGTGAAAGTCTGGTTTCAGGGTAAAAAGCGACAGCTCAGTTTAGCTTGCGACACCGAAAAGATAGATGCAAACGCTCAGCGTTCTGGTATTGCGCCTAACTTTATTCATAGCATGGACGCAGCGCATTTAATGCGGACAGTCAACACATGTACGCGGTGCGGTATAACCTCATTCGCCATGATTCATGATTCATTCGGAACGCATGCTTGCGATATACCGCTGATGAACGCAATTCTGCGAGAGGAGTTTATAGCTATGTACAGTGAGGATATTCTTATGTCTTTTAAAAAGGAGTTGTTGACTCAGTTATCCCCAGAAACAGCGGAGAAGATTCCTGAGATTCCGCCTAAAGGTTCGTTAAACCTCGAAGGCGTTAAGGAGAGTGTTTTTTTCTTCTCATAATATTCCCACTTATGGGATAATTACACATAGAGTTATATATCCATAACCCTCTGTTTAGGACTCATCCTTACAGAAACCAGAACGCTGATCGGAGGAGTCATGGACGGGTATAGATTTTCGCTAGGCATTACGAACGCGGACCTGCGTAGAGCTGCGTTCAGGGTTATTGATAGGACACAAGATAAACCTGAACACCAGATCCTGGGAACAGCGCTAGCGTTGTTGAGTATGTGTGAAGCGACAGGGACTGACATTAAACACTTACTTGAGATTGCATCTAGGGCAGCGGCTGATGTCGACGGTCCTTTTAGCTCCACGATTAAAGCTATTAAGGAGTACGCGAAACACGAGATAGGTAGACATGACGGGTAGACATGAAGGGTAGACATGAAGGGTAGACATGACGGGTAGATTTAAATCGACTGGGGACACCGTTAGTCCGCCTCTGATCATGGGAGAATGTGTAACAGTAGATGAATTAATGGAAGTGTTTGAGGAGTCTGACTTCATAGATCCAGACTCCGTTGAAATTCTATTTGGCTACTGTTCTAGAGATCCCAACGATGCTCAAGTTTTTGTACTTTTCCGTGTGGAGGATGGACTATTCGAAGTACGTGGGTTTCTAGATAAAAAATATGGCTATAGGTACGTCTGGGACCCTGTTAAGACTGATTTTAAAAGGATTAGAACGGATATAGAACGAGGGAAGCTGGGCTTTGACGGACGCGGATTGCCTACTTTCGCGGGTCCATTGCTTGATCTGATTTACACCATTGTTGAGGAAGACAGATGAAGGGTAAAAAGCATAAGTATATCACGGTTCGTAAATCTAGAAACAAGACTTTCTTTAATTTCATAAGCCCACTGGGTACAGCAGTATTCCCGAAGCTTGTAAAGTATGATGAATTCAAGGGTACTAAAGCGTGGAAAGTTAAACTAGCTGTTCCAGCTGAGGAGGCTGAGGAGTTCATCGGGGAGATTAAACTGCTTCTAGAGGATTTTTATAAACAAAAATATGAAGAAGCGAGTCTTAGGAAACGTAGGGAATACGACAAGAATTGGTCTATTAAAGACCTGTGGGTAGAAGAGGAAGACAGCGAGGGTAACCCCACGGGGAACATCCTATTGAGCTTTTCCAAGAAGGCGTTTGACAGTAAGGGTATGCCGCAGGCGGCGCCTCTTTTGTTTGACAGTAACAACAAGCCCATTGCGGTTGATGATATATGGGGCGGTTCTAAGCTACGAATTGCCGGCTTTATTTACTTCTATGAGAATTCAAGTCTCAAAGAATTTGGTCCTTCGCTTAAGATCCAAGCTGTACAGGTAGTAGATCTTAAAGGCCCGGGGAGAAGCGGTCCTTCAGCGGAAGCCTATGGCTTCGAGGCTATTGAAGGGGGGTATACAGCGGATCCTGTATGCGAAGAAGACTTATGCGATACTGAACCTGACGTGGACGAAGATGACGAAGTCGATTTCTAGTCCCGGGTGTGCGGTTGAATGGGGGGAGAGGGGGCAGGTCTCTCTCTCCCTTTTATGGCCGCCCGTTCCAGCGTCGCGTCCCCGGGTTAGTCGTTGGGGGGTTTACTACGGTAAAAACTATAAAGAGTGGATGCAGGTTGCGGAGGACGTTGTACCGCAGAACACAAGAGGGCCTTTACAAGGACCTGTTGTAGTTCGTGTGAGCTTCGTGTGTCACCGACCTAGGACTACTAAACGGTCCTACCCCAGAGGGGATGGCGATAACTTTGAAAAGGCTGTTTATGATGTGATCACTAAAAAAGGTTACTGGGAGGATGACGACCAGATTGTTAAAGCCTGCTGGGAGAAGCGCTTCGTCTGTCCCGAAGAAGCGCCTCGTGTTGATATAGAAATAGGAGAGTATGAAGCATAAAACAATTCGCTCGGTGGAATATCTTGTGGTCCACTGCTCGGCTACCAGATCCAGTCAGGATATTGGAGCTGCTGAAATCAGGAAATGGCACAGGAACCGTGGGTGGTTCGATATTGGGTATCATTTTGTGATCCGCCGTGATGGGACTGTAGAAGCTGGCCGTTCTATTGACAGGCCCGGAGCACACGCCCGGGGGTTTAACCATATCTCTTTAGGTGTATGTCTCGTAGGCGGTGTCGCTGGAGACGGTAAAACAGCCGAGAATAATTTCACAGAAGCTCAGTTTAGTTCTCTTAAGAGTTTACTTAGAGGTTTGAAGGCATCTTACCCGGATGCAGAAGTACTGGGTCATAGGGATCTTCCACATGTTTATAAAGCATGTCCGTCCTTTGACGTTAGGGAATGGTGGAAGTCTAACAGTTAATCTTCGCTAAGGAGTTGTGTATGAGACAGGAAGAGATTGTATTAAGACATCTCAAAGAGGTTGGTAGCCTATCCGGGAGGGAAGCAGAAGATTTATATAGAATTCGTGATCTTCCGAAACGTATCTCTGTTCTACGACAGGAAGGACATAAGATACAGCGGGTACTAAAACGCGACTTGCTAGGTCAGCGCTACGCTAGATACTCGTTGGCATTCGAGGGAGAGGGTTGTTGACATGGCACAGCGTAAATACATTTTGCGGCGTCCTACGGCGTTGCGATTAGCATTCGAGGCGGTAGGTTTTAAACCTAGGAAGGGTTTAGGTATTGTTAAGGAACCTGCTTGGACTGTTCTCAGGGGGCGTAGATTATCAAAGGGCGTTAGTAGAAAATGATTGATTCAGTCGTTAGTTGGAAGGAGCAATGTCCTGAGTGTGCATCAAAGGGTGGCGATAGCAGTGGGGATAATCTGGTCGTCTACAGCGACGGCCATGCTCACTGTTTTGCTTGCGGCTATCATATTAACAGTTTAGATGGCGGTCGGACTAAAACTCGCCACAGCGGGAAGATGGGTAAGAGGTTAATCGTGGACGGCGAATACCGCTCCCTCGCTAAGCGCGGTATTTCGGAGGAAACATGTCGCCTTTTTGGCTATCAAGTAGGTAAGTATGAGGGTAAGCCTGTCCAAATAGCTAATTACAGGAAAGACTCCGGTGTGATAGCTCAGAAGCTTAGATTTCCCGGTAAAAGGTTTAAGTTTTTGGGGCAGCCCAAAGAGGTAGGCTTGTTCGGCCAACATCTCTGGGGGAATGGAGGTAAACGTCTAGTCATTACTGAAGGCGAGATAGACGCTTTGACCGTGTCGCAATTGCAGGGTAATAAATGGCCAGTGGTCTCAGTGCCGAACGGCGCTCAGGCCGCAGCCAAGGCGATTGCTAAAGAGATAGAATGGGTAGAGCGGTTTGACCGAGTTATCTTTGCATTTGATATGGATGAACCGGGAGCTGCGGCAGCTAGAGAGTGCGCCTCTCTTCTCTCGCCGGGGAAGGGTTATATCGCTTATTTACCGGAGAAGGACCCTAATGAATGTTTGTTACAGGGACTCGCTAAAGAGCTCATAAACGCGCTCTGGGAGGCTAAAGAGTATCGTCCAGACGGTATAGTGGCGTTGGATGAAATTAGTGTTGATTACCTGATGGATGAAGGTGATCAGGGGTATCCCACTCCCTACCCGGTTATAAATGAAAAGACTAGGGGGATACGGAAGAGGGAACTTCTTCTCTTAACAGCAGGTTCTGGTATTGGGAAATCCACGATGGCTAGGGAGCTGGGGTATCACCTAACGGCTGTTCATGGTCTTAACGTAGGAAATGTCTATTTGGAAGAGTCGGTGCAGAAGACCGCTCGCGGATATGTAGCTATTGATCATGCAGTACCGCTGGGCGAACTGATGATTAACCCTAAGAAGCTTACGGCGGATCAGTACAGGGAGACGATAGATAAACTATCTGGGCGGGTATTTTTTTATGACCACTTCGGCTCGTTAGAGTCCGATACACTTGTGTCTAAGCTTAATTATATGGCGATAGGTCAAAGGTGTGATTTTATTATCCTTGACCATATCTCAATGGTTGTAGCTGATCAAGAAGGTACTGGGGAGGGAGAGCGTAAAGATATCGACCGTTTAATGACTAGACTGCGCTCGTTCATTGAGCGTACAGGCGTAGGTGTAATTGCGATCGTTCACTTAAAGAGGCCAAACAATAAAAAGTCGTTTAATGAGGGGGGACAGGTGTCTCTCAGCGACTTACGGGGATCGGCAGCCCTCGAACAACTGAGTGACACAATAATTGCCCTAGAGCGTGATCAGCAAGACGAAGACGAGTGCGATATAAGCAGAGCCAGGGTTCTTAAGAATAGGATGTTCGGCGACTTAGGATTGGCAGACCGCTTAGTCTACGATCGTGGTACTGGTAGACTACTTCCAGACGGTTCATTTAGCGCGGTGTCCAAAGGTAAGCATCCCATGGGAAGCGATAGTATCTTAGAATATTAAGGTGATATAGCATGGATAAATTCGTTGGGATAACTGGCCGGGCGGGGTCTGGTAAAGACACGCTCGCGGATTACTTAGTGGCTAAGCATGGATTTACTAAATACACCCTTTCTACGCCATTGAAGCAGGCCATTAACGCCATGTTTGGGTGGAACATGGCCATGTGGGAAGATAGGAAATGGAAAGAGACGAAGCACCGCCTTACGGGGGTGTCCCCACGTCAGCTAGCTCAGACGTTAGGTACTGAATGGGGTCGTCGTTTGGTGGGTGAGGATCTATGGATCAGACTACTTGAAGATCGAATTAACCGAGATCTAATTAATAAGACCGGTTTAAAAATCGTTGTGCCGGATATACGCTTCTCTAACGAGGCGCAGTGGCTGAAGAGCAAAGGAGGTACGATTGTTCAGATCCATAGAATCGGCGTGGCGCACGCATCAGCTCACGTGAGTGAGCTGGGAATATCACATCGTCTTGTTGACATTAATATCCACAATAACGGTAGTTTAGAGGAGTTTCTAGCTACTAGCTCCCGTTTACTGGGCGTGGGTGAGACACGCGCAGCTTGAGGCCGCCTCACGGCGGCTTTCTTATAGGAGAAACGTTGTGTTGGTGTTTGACATAGAGGCGGATGGCCTTATTGATGATATTACAAAAATATATTGTATAAACATTATAGACCTAAACACTGATGAAGAATATCGTTACACAGATTATAGTCACTATCAGGATTTAGCCGGGGGATTTACGGAAGAACCTACGGCTAGAACTGGGACGATATGCGACGGCTTAAAACACTTAGCTTCTGGCGATGTCTTAGCGGGACATAACATTATAAATTATGATATTCCAGCGATTAAGGCGGTTTATCCCGACTGGAAGCCTAAAGATGGCGTCTCAATTAGAGACACCTTAGTGATGTCTCGTGTTATGTATGCTAACCTAAAAGATTTAGATTTCGCTATGAGACGTCGCGGTCGTCTCAGCGATGCGTTCTTCGGGAAGGGGTTAGCTGGATCACATAAACTCGAAGCTTGGGGAATGCGGCTAGGCGGACCTCTGAAAGATGATTTTAGCCCTGATCATTACATTAACCCTCGGACTGGTAAGAAGTATACATGGAAGACCGTGCCGTTCATCAAGGACATGGACGAATACTGCATGCAAGACGTCAGAACGAGTGTATATGTTTTAAAACACTTCGACGGAAAGAACTATTCGGAAGAGTGCTTAAGTATCGAACATGCCGTTGCTTCGATTATTACACGGCAGGAGAGGAACGGCTGGTTATTTGATGTTGAAGCTGCGGAGCGGTTGACTAAAGAACTTCAACTTAAGAAGCTAGAGCTAGAGCAAATACTCAGGGAGACATTCCCCCCTTTTTATGTCCGTGTAGGTTCAAAGCCTTTTATTCCAAAACGGGATAACGCCCGTTTGGGGTACACTACAGGATGTCCGATGACTAAGTTAAAACTTGTGGAGTTTAATCCGGGGTCCAGAGATCATATTGCCGATAGGTTGATTAAACTCTTCAAGTGGAAACCGGATGAATTCACGGAGTCAGGGAAACCGAAAGTAGACGAGACGGTTTTGTCCTCTCTTCCGTGGGATGAGGCGAAACTGTTGTCAGAGTATCTTATGGTTGAGAAACGCTTAGGACAAGTTGCTGAGGGGACGCAGGCGTGGTTGAAGGTCGTGAAACCGAACTCTCGTATACATGGACGAGTAAACCCTAACGGCGCCGTAACCGGTCGGATGACACACTTTGAACCTAACATCGCTCAGGTACCGGCTTCACGGGCGCCTTACGGGGAAGCTTGTCGTAGGTTGTTCACGGTTCCTACTGGTAAAAAGCTGGTAGGATGTGATGCGGAAGGACTAGAGCTCCGGCTACTCGCGCACTACATGGCTAAGTGGGATAATGGTGACTACGTTAGAGCAGTGACCGAAGGTAATAAAGAGGATGGCACGGATGCTCATACGCTAAACCAAAAGGCGTTAGGCTTCAATTCGAGGGACAACGCGAAGACATGGTTTTACGCTATGATCTACGGTGCGGGTAATCATAAACTGGGCCGTATCGCGCTCGGTGACTTAAGCGAAGAGGGACGTAAGAGGTTCTATGAAACCTACCCTAAAGGTAAGAAGCGGGATGCCGCGATTGCGCGTATGGGGAAGAAAACTAGAGATAATGTAGCGAAGAACCTACCGGCACTGGGTAATTTCATTGAGGCCGTTAAGAAGGCCGCACGGCGCGGATACCTCATCGGGCTTGATGGCCGTCATATCCACATTAGGTCTGAGCATTCGGCGCCCAACGCTTTACTACAAAGCGGAGGAGCCGTGGTGATGAAGAAAGCTCTTATTATTCTTGACGATTTGCTCCAGCGGGTAGGTTTAACGCCCGGAGAAGAATACGAGTTCTGTGGCAATATTCACGACGAATTTCAAATGGAGGTAGACGAAGACGTTGCCGAGTTTGTCGGACGAATGGCGGCCGCCTCGATCAGGGAGGCCGGAAGGCATTTTAACTTACGGTGTCCCCTTGCAGGAGATTACGCTATCGGGACCTCGTGGGCTGAGACTCACTAATGCGTATTTAGGTGGGTTAATAGACGGGGAAGGAAGTCTGGGATTGTATAAATCGAAGACTTCCTACCGCCCTCGATTGGCAGTTAGTATGATCGGTAAACGGGAGCACGCGTTATTGTCGCTTATAGCGCAGCTTTATGGAGGCAGATTCTATACCTACCGTCGTTCTACAGGACAGGTAGTCCATACTTGGGAAGTTGCTGCTCTCCGCGACTTGAGGAGCGTATTATACACTGTTTTACCTCATTTAATGCTCAAGCGGGACCAAGCTTCTATCCTCTATTATTGGTGTAACTTACCTAGTACTCGGCGGAAGGAAGAGGCCCCTTCTGTCTCGGCTCAATTAAAACACATTAAAGCTAACACTAAGGGACGTTTAATAGGTGCTATAGGAGAAAGCCATGGGATGGTTGAGTCTTGTTCGTAGTATTATAGGCTATGTTCCACAATATTTTCTAAAAAGACAAGAACAAAAAGCTAAGGAGAAAGAGCGTGCGGACAAACTAGAGGAGGCTAGATTTAACCGAGCTATGGACTTAATTCAGCAGGGGAAAATTGAGGAAGCTAAGTGGGAGCAACACGCTCTTAATAATAACGGATGGAAAGATGAGTATATGACTCTTGTACTCTCAATTCCTATGATAGGCTGTTTTATCCCCGGATTGAGCGATTACATACTGCGGGGCTTTCAGATCCTGGAGCAGACTCCGGTTTGGTATCAGGCAGCGATAGCCGTTATGATTGCTGCGGTTTATGGCTACCGTGCATATGGTGAGTGGCGGATGAATCAACTGGGCGGAGGCCGCAAATGAGAAGGACGATCCTTCTCGACGCCGATATTATAGCTTATAAGACAGCGGCAGTCGCTGAAGAGCGCTATGATTTTAATGGGGATGGCGACTTCGCGGTCGCGGTGGACGAACAAGCGGCACGAGCACGTGTGGATGAGCTGATTGAAGAATACTCAGATGTGTTAAAAGCCGACTCCGTGGTTATATGTTTTACGGATCCACATCAGAACTTCCGTAAGCAGCTCGAACCGAGTTATAAAAAGAACAGGGAGAAGATCAGTAAGCCTGTGCTCTTAAGTTACGTTAAAGATTACTTAGGCCAGAAATATGAATCATACGTCAGACCTAGGTTAGAGGCTGATGACGTTATGGGGATTCTCGCCACGCACCCTAGGATCATACCGGGGGAGAAGGTAATAGTCTCTGAGGATAAGGATATGCGCACGATTCCGGCCAAGATTTACAACCCAAACTACGCGGAGCTAGGGGTTATCGAGGTTAGTGAACTGGACGCGGATAGGTTTCATATGTGGCAGACGCTGTGTGGAGATAGCACTGATGGTTACCCCGGGTGTCCGGGAATAGGCCCTAAGTCTGTTTACGCTGAGGAGGTTATAAGTGCGGAGCGAGAAGAGCTGTGGGATATTGTCGTTGAAGCTTATTGCCTTAAGGGCTTCACTGAAGCTGACGCCATACACCAAGCGAGGCTTTCCCGAATTCTCAGGTGGTATGATTATAACTACAAGACGAAGACGATTAAATTGTGGGAACCCTTCTTTCTTTATTAATTAGGGTGCATCCTTACAACCCTCACGAAACTGCTAGTTAGTAGCTGGGTTTTTATTAACGGGTTATCTTACCTAGGCTACGGTTATAAACCCCGCCGGAGATAACATCTCCGGCCCGACGCCGACTTTGGGCGGCGTTTCTTTTGTTAGTAGCCTAAATCAACATCTACACGCGTATTAGCCTACTGACGGTAGGTATCATCGCGAGGTCTCCGCCAGCTCAAGTAGGCTTCGATATTGAACTATATGGCGGTGTGTTTAAAGGCCGGTTCGTGATCGGACAGCGGCCCGTAGACATGGTGATTTCATGCAGAACCCTATCCCCTTGAACACTGAAGATTTAATAGCGACACTGGTCAAGATTTATCCTGATAGACGGATTAAATCTAACGAAAGTTATGAGGAACATTTAAGGTACTCTGGGGCTGTGGATGTCGTGGAGTTCCTTCAAGAATGGTTTGAAGCTACAAATAAAAACACAAGGAAACGACATGTGTGGCGCTCCGAAACCACAGAAGATAGAAATCCCTGAGCCTCAGTATATGAGGAACCCCTACTTGGATGATACTAGAAGCGATCTAGCCCTAGTACGATCACTGAGAAGCGGTAGGAATTCTCTCCGCATCCCCCTCGACACAGGTTTAGGTGTAGGTTTTAGTAGTAGAGGTGGGGTGCAGAGGGGTACACAGACATTGGGGCCGCGAGGGAACGCTCGTCCGGGCTCTAATCCTCTAGTTAACAAACCAATAAAATCCCTATCACCCACACCTGTCCCTGCTTCAGGTAACCCCAATAGCCGCAGTCGGGGAAATCGTAAAGACACGGGTTTGGGGAGACTAAGACTGTACTAGGAGTTGTACATGGCTAGTATAAAAAGTCGGTGGGAGAGTTTACAGACCAAACGGGGTGGGGTTCTAAGGCGGGCACGGGAGGCCGCTCGTTTAACGATTCCGGCGCTTATGCCTCCGGAAGGTTCTGACGAAAATTCGAGTCTACCCACTCCATACCAGTCTTTGGGCTCGTTCGGAGTGAATAATCTGGCGTCTAAGCTTCTTCTGGCTCTGCTACCGCCCGGTACGTCTTTCTTTAGATTACAGATCGCGGATTCAGTGGTAGAGGAGTTAGGCGCTGAGCGCGATGCTGTAGAGGAAGCGCTGCGAAAGCTTGAAAACAGAGCCATGAGCCGCATCGAGAGTAGCAACTTCAGGGTGACCCTTCACCAAGTACTTAAACACTTAATAGTCACCGGCAACGCTTTACTTCTTATCCCCACTGAGGGGCCTGCGCGGATGTATAGCCTGAATCAGTATTGCGTTGTTCGTGATGCCTACGGGGTCGTTACCGAAGCGGTGATTAAGGAGACTGTACATCCTTCTACATTGAAAGAAGACGTGCGAAAGGCATGTGCCGTAGATCCGAGCCCGAAGAGCGGTAGAGAAGAAGTTGATGTTTATACAAAGATAGAGCTTAAAAATGGGGGCAAGTTCGTTGAGTATTTTCAGGAGATCAACGACATCGAAGTTCCTGAATCGAGAGGCCGGAATAAAGTAAGTGAGTCACCTTTTATTTTTCTTCGTTGGACTGCCGTCGAGAATGAAGACTATGGGCGGGGCCTAGTAGAAGAGTATATAGGAGATTTACATGGTTTAGACGTTATTTCCAAGGCTATTCTATCTTTCTCTGCTGCCGCCGGAAAAATCGTACTGTTTGTCCACCCAAACGCAACGACGGATGTTGATGCCTTAGTTGAAGCGGAGTCGGGGGACGTAATTACAGGTAAAATAGAAGATGTGGACGTCTTACAGCTTGATAAATACGCCGATTTCAGGGTCTCTAAAGAGGTCGCTGATGAGCTGACGTCACGGCTTTCTAACGCGTTTCTTCTCCAAAGCGGTATGATCCGCGATGCTGAGCGTGTGACTGCTCAGGAAATTAGGGCTATGGCACAGGAACTAGAGGACGTCCTTGGCGGTGTATATACAGTTCTCTCTCGCGAACTACAGCTTCCTATCGTTAAACGGCTTATAGCCCAGATGAGGCGAGCAGGTGAGTTCCCTATACTTCCTAAAGTGAACGGTCAGGATACTATAGAGCCGGTTATAGTCACGGGATTTGACGCGTTAGGACGGGGCCATGAGCTCAACCGACTACGCGCTTATTTTACTGATCTGGCTCAGGTTGTGGGTCCGCAGGCGCTTCAGCGTTTCGACGTTGAGAAGGTGGCTAAAACGCTTGCTACCGCACATAACGTTGACGTCGATGGTTTACTGAAAGATGAGGGTTTAATCGCTGAGGAACAGCAGGCTCAGATGGCGGCACAGATTATGGATAAAGCAGTCGGGCCAGTGTCTGGAGCTCTGGCTAAAAATATATCAGATTTAGTAACTAGAGGAGAATCTAATGGCTAACGCTAAACCTTCGCGTAAAGTACGTAGCTTGGACGCACCTGTCCTAGAACCCAACCCCATTGTGTCAACATCCAAACCTGAGAAAAGAGATGACGGTAGCGAATATGTAGTCAGTAAATTAGCGAATGGGGATGCTATCGAGACTAGGGTCGATGTTGATCCTAAGTTCCTACGTACTCGTAGAGGTAGTTAGGGGTTGTAAATGGCTAAGATGAACATCCCGATGGGTGAAGGCCGCTCTATTGGCGACGCCGATGAGCACGAGACTGTAATGGTAAAAAAGGCTGAAGAGGCAGATATCACCTTCCGTAGAACGGATAAGGATAGTAACACAGTCGTTGTGACCAAGTCGGAGGGTGAGCAATCAACAAATACTGAAGAGAACAAGTCCACAAAGCCGGATCACGTGCCCGATAAGTTTTGGGACGCAGAGAAGGGTACTATAAACGTAGATGCCTTATTGAAGTCTTATATTGAGTTGGAGAGTGCCCGCTCTAAGCAATCACAAAACAGCTCTAGAGATGACGGTGCGGGGGTCGATCAGAATAAAGGGGACGCCCCGGGGAAAGTAGTCTCATCCTTTGACGAGTTACGAGCCGCTGCGGAGGCGGAGTTCGCCGACACGGGGGCTCTTTCCGAAGAGACCTATGCGGCGCTTGAGAAGACTGGCTTCTCTCGTGCAATGGTGGATCAGTATATTGCAGGAGCAAAAGCTCAGACTGATGCTCAAGTCGACGTGGTATTTAGAGCCGCCGGCGTTGACGCAGATCAGTATGATAAGCTGGTGAAATGGGCGTCTGAGAACCTATCCCCAGAAGAGATCTCTTCGTATAATAATGCACTCGTGAATACTGATAGCGCTATTTTCGCCGTTAAAGGGTTACTCGCTCGTTACAGAAACGAGGCTGATGTGGAGCCTGATAATTATATCACAGGCGGAAGTGGACCTATATCGGTATATAAGAGCCGAGCGGAGATGATGGAGGATATGCGGAGTCCGAAGTATAAAACGGACCCGGCGTTTAGGCATGAGGTAGCCGCTAAAATTGACCGCTCAGCGAAGGCTGGTATTGATCTCTTCAGTAGTTAGTATTAGCGATAACGAACCCTCTAGTTGATATAAAAATCTCTCTCTCTCTTCCTGTCTCGGTTGACTCTTTACCGGGACTCTGGCGGCCCTATGACAATATACGAAGGGCCGCTTACTTTTTACTCTCACATTAATGCGGACTGATCACCCGCACCAGAAGCCCCACAGACAACACGACATCTTAGGCCCTCTGCGGAGGATAACCTTAGCGTGGTGTGGAGAAAATTTCGGGCATTTATAATTGTTCCAACCTTATAACAACAATAACGGAATCACACATGGCTAACGCAACTGCATCTCGCTTGGGCCAAGTCGATAAAACAGGCGACGATAAAGCCCTTTTTGAAAAAGTATACGCTGGCGAAGTGCTTACTGCTTTTGAAACTAACGTTGTTTTGAAAGAACTGACTCGCCAGCGTACGATTACGCACGGGAAGAGCGCGAGCTTCCCTGCTGTATTTAAGGCATCTGGTGGGTATCATACCCCCGGTGAGGAACTCACTGGGCGGGCTATCTCCCACACTGAAGTAGTGATCAACATCGACGACCTGCTCGTGTCGGACGTCTTCATTGCTTCTATTGATGAGGCGATGAATCACTATGATGTGCGCAGTGTTTATTCTGATGAGCAGGGTCAATTCCTTGCTACCCAGTATGATAAGAACATCGCACGTAACCTCATTCGTGCTGCTCGCGGCGCCGCCCTCTTTACGGGGGATCAGGGAGGGAGCGCTATCGTTGACGCCGACGCAAACTCTAATGCTCTGTCTCTTGCTGGCTCCATTTGGACAGCTAAACAGACGATGGAGGAAAAAGACGTCCCCGTTGATAACGTGAAGGTCAACTGCGCTGTGCGTCCTGCTCAGTGGTATCTGCTCGCGCAGGAACCGACACTCATCCTCAACCGTGACGTTGACGGAGACGGCTCTTATAGTAAGGGCAAGTTCTCCATGATTGGTGGGGTTGAAGTTGTTAAATCTAATGCCTTCCCTTGGGGGGTTAACGACAGCACGAACACGAGCTTGCCTGTAGACTATCGTATTGACATGACAAACACTGTGGCAGTCGTGTTTACTGAAGCGGCTGTAGGTACCGTACAGCTCATGGGACTCGGGTTCGAGACGGCATGGGATCCACGCCGTCGTGGGACGCTGATGATCGCCGAATATGCTGTCGGTCATGGACCTATTCTCACTAAGTGTGCTGTTGAGATTAAAATACTGTAACACTTTAGTACTGGGGGGTTTATAGCCCCCCTTTATTTTTGGAGAGAGCTACTGTGATCAACCCCCTTTCCCCTATGACTAAGTTAGATGCTGTCAACGGTATGTTGGCGAGTATTGGTCAAGCCCCAGTGAACTCTCTAGATGTCACAGGCATTCGGGATGTAAACATTGCCACGCTGGCCTTGGACAACACAACCCGCGAAGTCCTCAACCGGGGGTGGTCTTTTAATACAGATAAACGTTATCCACTCTCTGTGGACGTCAACGGTTATATAAACGTCCCCACAGGTTCGCTCAGCGTAGATCCTAGTGATCCCAGTCTAGATCTAGTGGTTAGAGACAACGGCGGGCAGTTAATGTTGTATGATCGTAAGAATCATACGTTTAAAATAAATAAAAGCCCGGTCGAATGTGATATAATTTGGGCTATGGATTTTGAGGCTATCCCGCAGGCAGCTCGGACTTACATCGCTACTAGAGCGGCTAGGATCTTCCAGTCTCAGGTGATCGGGTCGGATATCCTGTTTAGGTTTACCGATCTCCACGAGACCGAAGCATTCGCCCTTTTAACGCGGATGGAGGCCAGAACTAAAGATAGGAATATCTTCAGAAACAGCAGCGACACCAACGGGGTGTTCTTCTACCGTAATTAGTGAGGTGAGGTGAGATATGGCCCTTATTAGCCGTCAGCTACCTGCGTTGTTCAATGGCGTCAGTCAGCAGCCTGCGACACTGAGACTTCCCTCGCAGTGTGAAGAGCAGATAAATGCCTACGGAACAGTAGCAGATGGACTGCGGAAGCGTCCACCGCTGGAGCATATCGCTAAAGTGGGCGCGACGCCGTTTAATGGCGCTTTTATACACACGATTAATCGCGACACAGCCGAGCGTTACATTGTTGTTGTATTTGAGGGGGACTTAAAAGTCTTCGACACCAACGGTAGTGAAAAAGTTGTCAGTTTCCCACTAGGTAAAAGCTATCTGGTTACAGGGAATACCGATGTATCCCAGTCGTTCGCGTTGGTTTCTATCGCTGATTATACGTTCGTCGTTAATAAGACTATAAAGGTAGAGACTAAGGATGCTCCCACAGGCGTCCCTGCCAACCTTAATGAATGGGTATCCCCAAGACGGGATGGAGTACTTGGTCGGCTAGAAGCATCTCTTATAAATCAACTAAGGTATTACAACCCCGCTTACGGTACCTACCGGGGTGTAGTTCAAACTTTCAATGATCTACCTAAGCCGGGCGATAATCCGGCACCTATGGAAGGGGATCTTTGGAAAGTTGCCGGTTACGACGAGGATTCTTTTGGAGCCTACTATGTCGTTCGCCGGGGAGGTGTATGGGAAGAAACACATGCCCCGGGTAACAGCACTGCGTTTGACGAAACTACCATGCCTCATGCTCTAGTCAGGGAGAGCGACGGTACGTTCTCTTTCAGACCGTTCGCTTGGGACGTCCGCCGGTACGGGGACGAAGTATCTAATCCCGTCCCGTCTTTCGCTGGGAGGACTATACAAGACGTTTTTTACTATAAGAACAGGCTGGGCTTTGTTACTGACGAGAACGTGGTGTTCTCATGTGCGGGCGACTTCGGAAACTTCTGGCGCAACACCGTCACGGACCTACTTGACTCAGACGTGGTTGATGTAGCTGTTTCATCAACTAAAGTCTCACTTCTGAAGTACGCAGTACCCTTTAACAATAACATGATGTTGTTTGCAGATCAGACACAGTTCGCCCTGAACGTTGATCAGTTACTCACGCCTTCCAGTGTTTCTATCGACACGGTTACGGACTATGAGATGTCCACTAAAGTACGTCCTGTGCCTATAGGTAACGACGTCTACTTCGTGACAGAATCCGGTAACTACAGTCGGGTCCGTGAGTATTTCGTAGATGACGGTGATACGAACTCCACAGATGCTGCCGACATCACCGCCCATGTCCCTCGTTATTTACCTAAGAATGTTATTAAAATGACAGGAAACGCGAACGAGGATGTATTGTTCGCTCTATCAGCCGATACACCTAACCGCCTGTATGTCTATAAATTCTTCTGGAATGAAGGGGGAAAAGCCCAATCGGCGTGGTCCTACTGGGAACTACCTTCTACAGATAAAATCCTTTCTATAGAGGTTCTGGACAATGAACTGTATCTCTTGATAGAGAGAAGCGAGGGTGTTTTCTTAGAGAAAGCCGATCTTCAGTCTGGTGCCACCACAGGAGATTTGAATAGACAGGTTCTTCTAGACCGGCTGACGGCTGTCGTTGGTACATATTATTCATCTGGGGACTATACAGAATGGAGACTTCCTTATCAGGTAGATCCTGTTAACCAGCCGGGATTTCGACTGGTACGTGGTTCTGGGTTCGCTGGTCAAGTTCTTTCCCTGGTTGACCCTTCTCAGTATCAGTGGATTAGTCCTACAACTATTCGAGCACCGGGAAACCATGCAGATAAAGTTGTATGGGCCGGCCAAGGCTATACCATGAGGTATACATTCTCCGAGCAGTTCATGATGAACGGCGATAAGGCGGTAACAACCGGGAGATTGATGCTGAGGACTTTCGTTGTATATTATACAGACACCGCGTTTTTTAAAACGGAGGTCGCCCCTTACGGTACTGACCCGCTTGTTGAGAGCGTTGTACCTGCCCAGCTCTCTGAATTTACTGGTAAGTCCTTGGGGGAGAGCTCCCTCAAGATTGGGGAGCCCGTCTTTCATACAGGCCGTTATGCCTTTCAAGTATACGGCGATTCCAAGGTAGCTAAAGTAAGTTTAATAAATGACGCACATGTACAATCAGTGTTTCAAAGCGCCGAGTTCGAGGCGTTTTACTACAACCGGGCGCGGAGCTTGTGATGCGTGTCGAGGTAGTCCCTGCGGAGTATGAGCATGTTGAATACCTAGCGCATAATTTAAGACAGCAGGATGTGGATGAAGTAAAAGCCTCGTCGGGGCTTACGCCTTATGAGGCTTTACTTAGCTCGTTTTCGTATTCAGATCATGATTTAAGATGGACAGGGTTGTTAGACGATACCCCCCTGTGCATGTTCGGTGCGGCGCCTCTTATCCAAGGCTCAGTAGAGTCAGGAGCTGTCTGGTTGCTTGGAACTCCACGGATGCATGAATACAAGGTTCAGGTCTGGAAGTATTCTACCGAGTACATCCGTGTTATGCATGGAAGGTATCGTATCTTGACTAACTTCATAGATTACAGAAACGTAAGGTCGCTACGGTGGTTGACGCGGCTCGGGTTCCACCCCATACACGCTGATCCTGAGTTCGGTCACGGCCGTTGTTTATTCATTCAATACGCATCGTTTAGGGAGTTATCGCCGTGTGTGAAGTCTCTACAGTCATGACCGCTTTAGCTATCGCGGGCGCGGGGGCGAGCACGTATTCGCAGATTCAAGCGGCAAATACGCAGGCGGCGGCGCTTAACGCGCAGCGTAAGGCTCAAGCTGAGGAGCTCCATGCCCGAGAACAACAGCAAATGGGAGAGCGGGTTAAACAAGCGCGGAAGGAGAGGGCGCGAATGCTAGTTGCTGCTGGCGAGGCTGGTGTCCGGGGGCCTTCCTTTGAGGCTCAACTCATGAATTCATTTAGCCAGCAGAATCAAGACTTAGCTACTATAAGGAAGCAAGGCTTCTTCAATAATCGTGCTTCTGAAGCTTCTATCGGCTCGGCCTTCGCTAGTATTAGAAAACCGAACGTCCTGTCAGCAGGTCTTCAAATAGCCGATGCCGGGTATACTGCATATAATAATTTTAATACATCGGAGCGGTTGAAGAGACTGTCAATACCGGAAGGATGAACATGAGTCGTGATGTTAAGCTTAAAACACGCAGGGTAAACGTACAGGAGTCGCGAGGAATCCCTGCGTTGCAGGCGGTGGCACCTCTTAATGTGAGGTCTACTAACGACGCTTCCGTCGCCGCAGAAGCTCTGGCTTCCGCTTTTGGTCTGGCCCGGAAGATTGTACAAAGGGAAACGGAGCGGGCGGATCTCGACGCATTTAAACAGGGCGTAACAGATTATCAAATAGGTGAAGTAGATAGAGAGCGTGTCAGTGAAGATCTTGCCTACGCAAAGGCTGTATCGCAATTAGAAGCTAAGGCGGCTTGGGCGCAGGATGTTAAGGACATTGATGATCATATAAACTCGCTAGGTCTCGATGAGTTAACGCCTGATGAGCTTGACGCAGTATTAGACGAGCAGTTCATGCTTAGGTATGGCGGTTTAGATGATGAGTTCGCTGCTGAAGTTCTCGTCCCCAGAATGGCTGAGTATAGGGAGAGAAAACGTAAAGAATTAGTAGAGAAGCAGCAGGTTGTTGTTGAGCAAAACAGACTGGCGAATCTCTCTATTGACCTTAAATCGGAGGTAGACGCTGCGTTGGAAGAACAGGCCGACCAGCTAGCTGAATTAATTCGGGACGGTGATCAGGTAGGGGTAGAGACATTAAGGGCTAACGCCGTTAGGGGTGCTATAAATTGGAAAGCTTGGCGGGAACAACTTTTCGCCTTGTACGGAGGGGACGGCTCGCGTGTCAACGCGGCGATGACAGAAGTCCTGACACGGGTAGCTATAGATAACGGCTTACCGGAGTTGATTGACGCTATCCCTGACCGGTGGGAGAACGGTACCCCTTCTATTCGACATATTCCCCAATACGCTGACGCCCTGAATACGGCACGACTTAAAGCTGGCAGAAGGGCTACTGAAGATCTAACAGCTGCCATGCGCGAAGCTAGGGACGAATACATAAAGAACGTCCTAATCCCTTACGATACAGCTATCGCGGAAGGATCGACTTCAGAGACCGCGATCTTGAATGATACAAGACTTCGCGAGAGCGATCGCCGTGCGCTTTTGATTAACATGAGAGCGACGCAGCAACGCCAAGAGCGGGAGGAAATGCATCTCAAGGCTCAGGCTGCTGAGGAATTCCTACGTTCAGATGTTATTAATAAGGCTTTTCAAGCGCTTCTCAGTAGCCGGGGGTGGGAGATTCAGGATATGACCTTCCAGAATCCGGTGGACGGCAGCGATATAACCCTAACAAGAACTGCGGTGATCGAGGGTGCCTTGGAGGTTGCTCAAAAGTATTTCTCGGACCGTTATCCGGATAGCCCTGAAAAGAGTCTAAACGAATATGCGAGGTTCTTAGACGGTAATAATATCGTAGACCCTGCGTGGCGGTCTAGACTTACTGGTATGTATAATCTCGGGACTATTAAGAACATAGCTGAGCGGGGTGAAGTCCCTGAAGAGCTCGTCGAGCGGGTGAAGTTCATCAGGACAATCGGAGATGATACCGCATTTAGGCACGTAAATGATGAGAGGTCCCGTACTTTTATAGAGTACACCTTACTGGGCATTGATTCCGGTGAGGATGTGGAGACAGCGCTTGTTAACGCTGCACAGGCCATGACCCGGCCACCGCTAGAGAAGCGTAGGCTGGACAACCAAGTAGAAGCTGCTATTTCTGGAATTGACGTCGTGGACCGTTTAAGAGATGGCTGGTTCGGGGTGAAAACTGAGGATATTCCTGATGAGGACAGTCGCATGGCTGAAGACTGGGTTAGAGATAGAACCCGCCTACTGGCTCAAACAACAGGACGTCCCGTGGATAAAACTTTAGTAGAGCGGGCTGTTGACGAGTTTAAGCGGACGCACGTTCCGGTTAAAGGTAGGATAATCCCCGTACCCCATGATTATACACCGACTGAGTGGCAGGCCACTATGGAGGACGCTCTAGAGGCTCTCGTTCGGCGGTACGGCGTGGGTGATGACGATATAGAAGTAACCCCCTTACCGGGGGACCTCTACTTGGTGTCTACTTCTGATGGAACGGCAGTAGGCGATTATCCCATACTTTCGGTGGGTCAGATTCAGCGAGCAGCTAGTGTGATCAGGAACGAGAGACGCGCTATGGAGGATTTAAAACTGAGTGAAGAGGCCGGGAAGGCTGTAGAAAGATCCAAAAATACAGAAAAGTATCTGAAAGAACGGGGCACTTTCACAGCTAACGGGATGCGTTACCGCTACCCGGCAACATTATGAGGCTGAATTTGATGGAAGACGCTTTTAACGCTACGCTGGATGAGGCTTTAAGTCCCGTACCGGGTGATAGCGTAGTAGCTAATGGAACGGACGCCCGGCGTTTCGACGCGGAGCCAGGGTCATCTACGCCGGGCATGCTTCAGGGCATGTTACTCGCTGTTAAACACGATTGGTTCACTTCTGAACTTATCAGATCGGCTAGAGATAAGTTAGATCTTGAAAAACGCGGAGTAACGACTGATCGTTTTAGCTACGACCCTACGCCAGAGGAGCTGACGGCAGTCGCTTCAGAATACGGGATACCCTCAGACCTCTTAAACGAACTGGCAGCAGCGGGCTCCCCTGAGCATATGGTGTGGATTGCGCAGAACTTAAGGGAGAGGTTAGATGCTTATGATCAGATCAGTAAAGCCCTGCCGGGTGTCCTCAACCCAGCCCGGTTAGCAGTCAACGCCGTCGACCCAGTAACGCTGATCGCAGGCGCTGGGATTGGTAACGTAACTAAGGCCGGTACATTCATAGGTAGATTCGGACAGGGAGCTGCGACAAGTCTAGCCGTAGATGGACCTCTTGAGGCCGTCAGGGTAGGTCTTAATCCCGTGGAAGACTCTGAAACCTTGGCCTACTCCCTACTTGGCTCTGCTATTTTCGGGGGTCTGTTGAACCAATTCGGCGGTAAACTGACACCGGATGAGCGTATGAAAGCGGCAGAGGCGGGAGGTTTTATCCCTAAAAAGCAAACCGGCGCGGATTACCAATCAGTAGGTGCTGCTAGGGTTCCCGGTACCGTTGTTTCAGAGCCTTTAAGTGACGCAGCGCAGCGACGGGTTGATATGTTGGAGGCATCTTATAACCCCGGAAGGGCTTTTGCGCCCAGTGTCCGCTTCGATCTAGAGGCCCGTCTTAACAACTCAGACGAGGCGGCTGTTAGGGAGCTCACTCAACGGTTAATCCCTTCGCAAACAGGTCTAGCGGATGGCGCAGTCAACCGTCATTCTGCGTTCGAAGCCGCTCGTAGGATTAACGAAGGTGGGTCCCGCTACCATAGGAAGGCAGAGCAGGCGATGCGAGATTACTGGGCCGAGCGTGGTAGACGGTTCCCGGGGATGAACAGTGAGGCTGAGTTCTATCGACAGGTGGGCATGGTCATCGACGGGGCTTTAGAAACTGACGATGTACATATCAATAAAGCGGCGGATGCTTATCGAGATCTAATTGAGTACCACCTGAACCACGTAAAGGATAGTCGATTCGAAGTAGGCGGTGGTGGTGTGTCCAACGCTGACTTCGAAGATGTAAAGGCAGACCGAAATTACTTCCCACGCCTCGTTAATTACGAAGAATACGGACGTATTCGCGAGAGGCTGGGAGGGGACATGGAGGTTGCTAGGGCGCTTGCTGTACCTATTCAACGGGCTAACCTTGAAGAGCTAAGAGCACGGGCTTCTGAGCGTGGAACTTCTGTCTGGGATGAGGCGGTGAGGGTTGCTCAGGCTTATCTAGCTACAGTAAGGGCACTACGTGCAGACATTCCCAGAGGCGGTGAGCAGTCTGTAGCCGTTTCAAAGGCACAGAGGGCTTCGTTGAGAGAACGTGCTAAAGAGCTTGCAGCGGAGATGTACGACTATAAGGGTAAGCCTGATGACATGGATGATGACATTATAGACGACGTCATTAACATGCTTATGCCTGAACAGGATAAAGCAGAAAGCGCACGGGCGCGGAGACGTCTCGCTCTTCGCCTAAGGGCAGACGAAGACGGGGACTTGATGAGGCTCTGGGAGTGGGATGCGCGTCATGTAACACGTGCGTATGGGCGGCACATGTCGGGCCTTGCGGGCCTGCTAAGGGCCGGTTTCCGGTCGGAAAGCGAGGTAAGAGCCGTCATGAATGACATCAGGATATCCGCTGAGCAGAAGTCCAACACAGGACTGAAGAAAGTCACTGAGGAGCTTGACCACCTAGATTACGTACTCAACTCCATTATGGGACGTCGGACCAAGAAAATGACTCCCTTTGACGAAGCTGTAGAGATGGGAGCCAACTGGCTTAAGAGATGGGCCTTCACTCGTTACCTGAACAATGTGGGTTTCTCTCAGTTGTCTGAGCTCGGTGCCGTAATATCTCAAATAGGCTTCACTAGAACGATCCGTCAAATCCCCGCTGTTTGGAAAATGTACCGTCAATTGCGGCGGGGAGAGGAACCTGAAGGGCTGGTTGCTTTCGCTGATGCGATGTATGGAGCAGGCTCGTTGCAAGTGAGGAATCGGCTGGCCTTCAGAGAAGGTACTAATGAGTCTGCTGACATAAACGGCGTCGTACAGACAGGTAGTCTGGTCGAGAGAATAGATGACGTAACTAAACGTGTTACTAACGTTGCTGCTAAACTCTCTGGCCTTAGTCCTCTGACTGAGTTAATGCGGCTGACCCTCATTTCTGGCGAGATTGAGTGGTGGGCGCAAGCTGCTAGATCTGGAGGCCGGAACTTTAGTAAACGGCGAATGGCCTATCTAGGTCTAGACGAGAATACTATGGAAGCTATTCACCGAAATTTAGAGAAAGCACCATTAATTAAAACACCGCATGGTGGTCGTGTCCGTGACGTTAGAATAGACGAGTGGGACGATCAAGAGGCTGCTATGGCCTTCATAAACGCTATAGACCGTAACTCCCGTCGAGTTGTTCTAGAGGGTGATTTAGGGGGCCGCGCTCGTTGGATGGAAGAAAATCCGATAGTAAGCATTGCGCTTCAGTTCCTTAACTTCACTACGAACGCCTATACCAAGCACACATTGTTTGGATTAAACATCCGAGATTATAAGGTCCTTCATGAATTTCTCATGATGACTATATTCGGTGGTATAGGGTACATGGCCCGGGTATATGCGATATCTACAAGTATGAGCGAGAAAGAAAAAGAAGAGTTCTTATCCCGTAAGGCTACACCTTCTGAGATAGGTAAGGCTGCTTTTTATTATAGCGGACATTCTTCAATTATACCCTTCGCTCATGATACACTTGCTGAATTCGTTCCCGGCTACGAACTCAGGGTTGCTACAGTACGCGCCTCTACCATGCGAGGCGATCTTATTGATCCTCTAGGGACAACCCCTGTATTTAAAGGACTTAACGATTTACTAAGAGGTATACAGGGAATAACCCGTGACGGTGAAATTGAGCGAAACGACATCGAAAAGATCATGTCAGGGGCGGTACCCTTCCAAAACGCTTGGTATCTAGGCTGGCTCCTAAACCCACTTGTAGAGGCATTCCCAGAGGACGACGATAAGTGGTTACTAGATGAATGAATGAATGAACGGAGTGGATATCATTTTAGGTATCCACTCGTATAAATCTAGATTATTAAGTAACCGAATAACAAGACCCGCCACGCCTCGGGCGAAGCTTCGGTTTCGCACTGCGCACCCCGGCGGGTTACTTAATTTCCCCTAAATTAACGGAGAAAGTATGGCTTTAAATTCCCGCGTCTCCTACACGGGGGACGGATCTACCAGCATATTTTCTATTCCGTTCCCGTATATTTCCCGTACTCATGTTAAGGTAAAGATTAACAACACCGAACTCTACCCATATGAGTATGAATGGTTATCAGACAGCAGCATCCGCATTAAGACTATCCCAAAACAAGGCGACGCTATAACGATTCATAGGGAAACGCCTTACGAAAGACGTTTGGTTGATTTTCAAAATGGGGCTGTTTTAACGGAGGCTGAGCTCGATCTGGCTCACCTTCAAAACTTCTATATCTCTCAAGAGATTAGAGATATATATGTAGAAACGCTAGAGAATGGTTTAACAAAGATCGCGAGTGACAAAGGTTGGGTACCTACCGACGCTGACGCCATTATTCAACAGCTGGTTAATGAGACCCTAAACCATGAACTTGCTGCGGAACTGAGACAGAGAGTCACAGACATAGACGTAGCTTCTGAAACAATTCTAGATGTAGCTTCTAGACTACAGGACTTAAAAGCTACTGTAGATTCCCTAGCCGATGTAAACGGCACAGGTATCGTGACATTCATCCAAAATGAACAGAACGAGCGTATTGCGGGCGATGCTGCTTTAGCTGAAGATTTAAGATTATTAGGCGCGAAATCGGCCGATAATACGGCTTTTATTATAGACACGAATACTGTCCGAGTCGACCCAACGACATCACTAGCCGAGCGTTTTACAGCTCTTGACGCATCGGTCGATGGCGTCAACTCTTTAATAGCTCAAGAGGCTTCTACAAGGACAAACGCAGACAACGCTCTAGCACAGAACATCTCCCTGCTGGAGGCACGTGTTGATACAGTCGAGGGCGATGTGGCGGCCAACCAGGCGGCTATCCTTAACGAACAAACTACGCGAGCTGACGCCCTATCGGCGGAGGCCGCTGCTAGACAGGTTCTTGAGGCAAAGGTAGATACAAAAAACCGCGTGTGGCATCAGGGGACAGCCCCTGAGGCAGGCGGTGTGGGGGATTTGTGGTTTAATACTGCTGAGAATAATAAGCCATATGTTTGGAATGGCTCACAATGGGTCGTAGCTCAGGACGGAGATATAAAGGCCACTCTTGAGGCAGATATACTTACCGAACAGAGCGCCCGTATCGCGGCGGATCAGGCCATAGCTGACGAGCTTCATCTGTTAGGGGCGAAGAACGGTACTAATACAGCATTTATTCTGGACGAAAACAAAGTACTGGTCGATAGTGGCTCAACAAGCTTAGCCTCTCGGCTTTCCGGTTTAGATTCCCAAATCACTGGTGTACAAGCTTCTATCGTCTCTGAGCAGACGGCACGGACCGCAGCTGATTCCGCGCTAGCGCAGGACATTACACAACTCACCACGACCGTAAACGGTCACTCATCTTCAATAACACAATTTGCCAGCTCCATAAGCGGTCTTGAAGCCCGGTATGGAGTGTCCCTAGACGTAAACGGGTACATCACCGGCTTTGTGCAGAACAATGACGGGGAGTCTGGTACCTTCGCGATACTTGCCGATAAATTTCATATCGTGGACCCCTCGAAGGGGTTGACAACCCCTAAGCCTGTCTTCTCGGTGTCCAATGGTAACGTCTATATGCAAAACGCATACATATCAAATGCTTGGATTTCTGACCTAAAGGTGGACAAACTCACGGGGGGTGCCCTCAACGCAAACATCACACAGAATGGTGACATTACTGTTGGTACCGGACGAATTATATGGGATAACGGTACCGTTATGATGGTAGAGGGACTAGGCTTCGGTACGAACAATCAATTCATTGAATGGTTCGGTCCTTCAAAGCCTTCCCCTTCATTATGCTCAGAAGCTGATGCCATTCGCTATCTAAAGACCGACGGCTCGGCATACTATGGCGGGTCGCTCAGCGCCGGTGTCTATAAGAACGGCGCGTCGTCAACTACAATCACATCTAGTCCGTCAGTCGAGGTGGGACCGTTCGGTACTAGAGGAAACCCCATTAGCGTTGTTTGTAGCCTAGCCATGGGCGGGTATCAGGTTTTAGGGAACTTCAACATGTTTAATGTTTATAGTGATAGAACTAGTCCTTGGGGAGGCCCCGTAACCGCCCGACTTTATAAGCTGAGCGGATCGTCTTGGACCCAAGTCGCTACTGGGTCATTTCAGGGTTATGTAAGGGAAAGGCTCAGCGACGATCAGGAACTCGGAACGGGGTCTAGATATGACTATAGCATGAGTGGTTCTTTTACATGGACTGATACTGCTGGAGGTACCGACGATAGAACGTTAAAGCTCACCGCAGAGAATGTTCCCGCCTTCCCTACGGGAGTCCAGAATAGGTCACAAGTATTAACTCTTCTAGCGACCGAAGAGTAAGGATTAAACTCCATAAATAATAGGAGAAACTTATGGATCAGAACAGTGTCCCTCTTTCTCAGCATACCGTCCAGTTGGAGAAATCTTTACACGAAGCACTGCTCAGGAAGGAGCGACTTAGAGCTGACCTAAAAGTAGTCAATAAAGAAATCACAGCTCTACGCAACATTCTGGCTGGTATCGCGCTAGCACAGACGGCACCACATCCTGCTAACAAAACTGAGAACGAAAATATCCAAGAGGAATAGATGACGATAAACATCACCAACGCTCAGCTCGCTAAGAAAATAAGTGATCTAATCGAGTTCTTCAATTCTAGGGAAGCGGAGTTTCAAACTTGGCTCTCAGGGCCTGCCGGCGGAGGTGATGCGTCAGACGGTAAATACCCACTGACCGATTTTAACGGTAACGTCAGGTATACTAAATCCCCTGCCCAGCTTGAGCAGGACGTCTCTGGGCTGGTCTCCTCAGCTTTTTCTTATAAAGAATCGGCAGAAATTGCAGCGAGTAACGCGGCTTCTAGCGAATCTCTGGCTGCCGCTTATGAATCCCTCTCGCTACAGCATAGGGACAACGCTGCTAGCTACCGTGACGCGGCGCTGGCGGCAAAGTTAGGGGCTGAAAACGCACAGACTAATGCAGAAGCTAACGCAGCCTCATCTTTGACGCACCGACAGAACGCGGCCGCTTCGGCAGCGGCCGCTGCGACCAGCGAACAGAATGCTGAGGCGTCGGCTCAGGCTGCGGCGGCGGCTGAACAGAGCGCAGCGAGCTGGGCACTAGACGCAGCTAATTCGGCTGCGTTAGCTCAGACATTTGACCCTACGTTATACTTCGCAAAGTCTGGTGGGCAGATCACAGGCGATGTGGGCATCTCTGGCAACCTTACAGTCACCGGCGACATCAACTTCATAAATTCTAACGTCGTCGACATCGGCGACAGTATTCTTACACTGAACGCTGATTATAACGGTTCTACACCTACAGAAAACGCAGGCATTCACGTCAACCGGGGTACCCTACCGTTAGCTACGCTACTTTGGAATGAAGCCGTGGGCGAGTGGCAAGCAAACGGCGGACGCTTATGGACGTCTGCGAACTTTAATCCGTCTGATTTCGCCACCAACGCTCATGATCACGACGCAGTTTATGCTCAGAAGACGCATTCGCACAACGACCTGTACTATACCGAAGCGGAGATTGACGCTTTTCTCTCTAATAAAGCTGACGTGAGTCATACTCACAATTATCTCTCCACTGATTATCTAGTAAACCGAAGACTTGAGAGTGCTGGAGGGGCGGTCTCATCAGGAATTGAAGTACATCATCTGGCCTCTCCTGCCGGCGATAAACCCATAGGCGTCGTGGACACGTCCTTGCTAACGCTCCGGTACAACGGTTTATGGTCCACACAACTAGCCGGAGATTGGCGGCAAAACGAGTGGTATGTCCGTACGCAAAATAACGGCACATGGACAGGTTGGGAGAAGCTTTGGCATACCGGGAACTTAAACCCTAATGATTACCTCCCTGTAACGGGGGGCACTCTTTCCGGTCAAGTTAACGTAGACGTGAATACATCATCTGATCGGTGGGGGGTGAGAGTATCGTCTACCAGTTTATCTAACTGGTCCGGCTTCTGGTCAACAAGTTCCAACTGGAACATGTACCTCAGGGACTCAGCAGGAGCGCTAAAAGTTAACCTCCGTTCCGACGGTGGGCTGTCTTATATCAAATCGGATTTACAGCTAGACTCAGGTGGATCCACAGAGTTGATAATTACAGGTAACGGTCCTTCCTATCATAATGGGGCTATCGTTCTGAAAGCCCAAGACTCCGTAAACCAACGGGCGTTAGGTACATACGCTCATGACGCTGGCGGTGGTAATGAATGGTTCTGGGGCCGGCCCTACTCCGGTAGCGATAAATTTGCAGTATGTCGGTATGCAACAGTAGAACATGATAAGCAAACCGCTGATAGTATTAACGCTCTTATGACAATTAATACTTCAGGGGACCTGAATACAGTTGGTTCTATCTCAGGGGATCGCGTCTTTGCCGGGTTCGATAGCGGAGTAGCAGACTCAATAAGCTGTAGCGGTTGGTTTAGATCTTCTGGGACGACAGGATGGTATAACCAGACCTATGGCGGTGGGATCCACATGGCAGACTCTGTGTGGGTTCGCGTTTATGGTGGTAAGCGCTTCTACGTCAGTAATACAGGACCTGATGCTGTTTATAGTGTGGGTGGCTTCAGTATAGCAGACGGTCACGGTAAAGGACTACGTTTCTGGGGCTCAGACTATTATAAGATCTACATGAGCCATAAAGACTACACCCCCGTGACAGTTACACCTCTAGACACATCTGCGGATTACAACATGTACTTCCGTATGCATAGCAGTAATAGGGGTTGGGTGTTTCACAACCTCTACCATAGTTCTGAGGCCGCTGCCCAGATCACCGGCGAAGGTTATATATATGCTAGGTTCGGATTCCGCCTCAGGGACTCCAACAGTACTATATCTAAAGGGGACTACAATACAGCCCGCATTACGACAAACTCAGGGTACGTAGACGTTGGACCTAGAAACACTCTTTGGTGCCACTTCCAAACAGACCGACCAGCGTTCTATATGAATAAACCACTGTTTGTCGATGGCGGTGGTATTCGTAGGTATCAGCAGGGAGGGTACCTCTATCACAATTCTGGATCACGCACTGGCGGAGCCGTAACTGTCTCCACCGCCGCACCGACAGGAGGGACAGATGGGGACATCTGGCTTAAGGTGTGACTATGTCATTCTATGTGAGAGACGGTGGGACATGGAAGATCCCCGAGGTCTACGTCAGGGACGGTGGGGTTTGGAAGCAGCCGGAAGTATACGTCAGGGACGGTGGGGTTTGGAAGCTTGTACATGCGCCCCTGACGGTCTGGATGGACCCACCAAACGGCGTTCAGTATTCCGTAAACTCAGACGCCCGTGTGAACATTTACGCAGACAAGAGTGTCTTATGGACTTTTCAGAAGGTACAAGGAACGACGTGTGTCACAGGTCCTGCTTCAGGTACGTCTACATATATCACTCTGTCATTTAATGGTCAGGACGCAGACGCTCAGTATCTAGTTACAGCTAGTTACAACGGGATCTCTAAGACAGTAACCGTTCTACTGAACGTAACTACACTACAATAAAGGAGAGTTTTATGGTTTATTTCCTAGGCATCGTGTTTTGCCTGTTCGCTATCGCCTTCGGTGTGAGCCTCTTCCGACGCTCTAAAGTGGGGAAAGGCGGGACGAACAGAGTCCGCGGTTCCCGCACTTTTAAAGACCGTAACTTGAAGCGATATTAATAACAGAGGGGGCCTCTCCCCCTCTAGAACAGGCTTAACGCATGGCTTTATCAGATCAACATCCTTGGCTTGCTAAGGCCGCCTATGCTGTCGCTATGGCTGCGCTACTGGGCGGAGGAAGTACAGTGATTTCTAATAAAATGGATAACGTCAGACAAGACGTGAAGTTAGAACAACTAGACGAACTTAAAGAGACGCTGGAAGATTTCACCACAGAACTGAACGAAGCGAATAAGCATCTAGCCGTACTAAACGACCGCATGGAGAGACAACTAAATGAGTAGAGCTACAGACGATCTTCTAGACGCCTTACACGGGACCGTGGCTTGTACTCTTCTCGATGAAATCAAGCGGTATAGGAACGGGGAGGTACTTGACGATAAGGGGAACCCTCAGCCTATACCCGCATCGCTCATTGCTCAGGCTATTAAGTTCTTGAAGGATAACGGCATAGATCGAGCGGTAAAACCGGGCGATCCTGAAGACCTTCTGGCCGATGAGTTAGAAGAGGAATTCAATAGTAATAATGTCACTCATTTTCCATTCTCCAAGCCGTTTTAAAGCTCGTACAGTGGGGTAAAATTAAGTCAGACTATATTACATAGAAAAACACCTTACATAAGCTGTACGAGCCTTATATCGCCTTTAAACCCTATACACCAAAACATGAAGAATAACATACCTGAATGGATCGTCACCAAGTCTGATAAGGTGATGTATAATTCGTTCGCAGCGTTCTTATGGTACCTATGGACAAAGTGTCTGTCCTTACCGCGACCTACGCGTATTCAGTACGATATCGCTGATTACCTACAAAACGGTCCTAGAAAGCGTATGATTCAGGCATTCCGTGGTGTAGGTAAATCATGGATTACCTGTGCTTATGTGTGTTGGCGCCTCTGGCGTGATCCTCACCTACTCATTCTAATCGTGTCTGCGAACGAGAAAAAAGCTGCCGAAAATGCCATGTTTATTAAGCAGCTAATCGAGACAGTAGATTTATTATCCCCATTACGGGGCGGAAGACGCGACAGTGTGTTAAGTTTTGACGTTGGTCCTGCCGGTCCTAACATAGCGCCGTCGGTCCGTTGTGACGGTATTTTTGGACAGATAACAGGAGCCCGCGCCTATCTTTTAATAGCGGATGATGTCGAAGTCCCTAAGAACTCGGAAACAGAGGCGATGAGGGAGAAGCTAGAAGACCGCACTAAAGAGTTCGCGGCTATCGTTAAACCCGCTGAAAAGAACGGCCGCAGTGGTGAAGTTATCTATCTAGGTACCCCCCAATCTCAAGAGAGTATCTACAGACACTTACCCGACAAAGGGTATGATATACGGATCTGGCCGGCGAGGTACCCAACTGAAGAGACCTTAGTTAACTATGGTCCCTACTTAGCGCCCCTACTAAAGGACGATATCAAAAATAACCCAGATTTGACCAAGCCCGTAGGCTCAGCGCTAGGGGGCGCTCCGACTGACCCGGCTCGGTTTAATGACCTAGATCTGATCGAACGAGAGGCGGAGTATAAAGCGTCGGGGTTCATGTTACAGTACATGCTGGACACACGTCTAAGCGATGCGGAGAAGTATCCTCTCAAACTCAAAGACCTTATCGTTATGTCCCTTGATAAAGAAATGGCGCCTGTAAAGGTGACGTGGGCGTCAGGTAAGGATCAAGAAATCTCTGAATTACCTAACTTGGGCTTCGACGGCGACCGTTACCACCGCCCTATGTATATCTCAAAGGAGCACTTCGATAAGTATCAAGGTGCGGTAATGTTCATAGATCCGTCAGGCCGGGGCGGTGACGAAACAGCCTTTGCAGTAACGAAAATGCTAAACGGCATGATATACCTCACCAGGGCTGGGGGGTTCTCTGGAGGTTATGACTCGGATACCCTCAGAAAACTAGCTCAAATTGCTAAAGAAGAGGCCGTGAATGAAGTCCATGTGGAAGGAAACTTCGGCGACGGCATGTATCTACAACTCTTCTCGCCCGTTCTTAAAAGTATTTATCCGGTAACTCTTACCGAATATAAGGTTACTGGACAGAAAGAAGCTAGGATCTTAGATAAACTAGAGCCCGTCGTTCAAGGCCACCGCCTCGTCGTTGATCAGTCCTTAATTGAGAAGGACTATAAAGAGGACATTGATAGAGAATATAAACTTTTCTACCAGTTTACCCACATCACAAGGGATAGAGGATGTCTCAGGCATGACGACAGGATTGATGTTTTAGCGGAAGCTGTGGGTTACTGGGTGGATGCCTTGAATAGAGATATACAGAAAACGGAGGAAGAATATAAAGATAAGCTTCAGCGACTGAGGCTCAAGGAATTCATGAAAAGGTGTAAGACACTACGCCCCGGTAGCGACAGGAAGCAGTACGTCTCTTTCTGGATCAATTAGGGTGCATCCTTACAGAGGGGGGGTTCCAAAGATATATTATATAGACATATAAATCCTAAAGGATAATCGTTAAGCTTATCCTTTAGGAACATCCTAAAGGATAATCGTTAAGCTTATCCTTTAGGAACATCCTAAAGGATAATCGTTAAGCTTATCCTTCAGGAACATCCTAAAGATCCTTTAAGAGAGTCCCCTATATAACAATAATAATAATAATAACACATCTATAATATAGATATTTACTAAAGATGATTCATTGTGCGTTGCCTCATGTGGTTTCTTTAAGAATATCACTAAGAACTACATGGGGCATCCGTATATATTGTTATGCATCTTACGGTCTTTATGGATAAGTTAACATAACATAACATAAGTAAGCAGATCTTCTGGTCTATTCTACCAGCGATCACTGATCTACTACTCAAGCGTAGTCATCAAGAAAACTACATCTTGGTTATTCTAGGTGCCCGAATTTTTTGGTAAAAAAATCTGAAGGGGCATGATAAGTGATTGAGGTCAAAAATCCCCCCATAGGCCATGCTTGTGCTCTTGTCAGACAGTTTATTAATAGAAATATCACACTTTCTGACACACAATACACGGAAATCAGCAGGAAATCAACGTTTTCTTCTAATTAAATATCTAAATCTAACATTAGACAAGGCTTTATAAAACACAGTCTTATTTTTATGTGTATGTGGTTCTGTCTATCTGTTTTTTTTTTTTCGTTGAGAATGTATCACTAGAGGGAATTTATACATTTAAAGAGAGATTATCATGTGGAAATGTTTATTCTATTTATTTGTTTATAATGGATTAAAAAAAAAAAAATTAAAAATTTTATTTTTCATGTTGACATATTCCCACATGTGGGATAGTACAGGAATCAACGAAACGCGGTGAGCTTCCGAGGGAACGCAGACCCGAGTTTCATAAACCCACCGGTTAAGGGTTAAACCGAGGCAGCCGGGAAGGCTAGGCGCCTAGTGCATAAGACCTAGTAAAACCGCCAAGAGCCAGCAGGCCGAGTGGATGCCCTCTTTCTGTTTTTTCTGTGGAAAACAGCGCAAACCTAAGGTCTAGGTCATTAGGTCTAGATTTTGGGTTTGTGAAAAAAAGAGAGAGAGAAAGGACTACCAAAATGACTAAAGGACAAATCGCACCTCATGAAGGAAGAGAGATTGAACTAGTGCTGACAGGAAAAAAACCGCTGGCAGTGATTGAAAAAAGGAAGAATCCCGAAGCCTATACTAAAGCGGGGTCTTTGGAAGGGGTAATCACCGTTTACAGGACAGGTGAGGAAGGTCCTGAAGTAATAATATCCCGAAGAGCGAGATTAATTCGGGAATATCTGTTTTTACTGTACGAAGGTGTAAAAACTTATGGTCTAAAAGAGTACCACAGGAAAATGGGACGTCTGTTTGGATACTCAGATGCAGACATAGAAGCTTTTATCGGATCTATACAATGTGAATGCTCTAAATGCCGAGGTGCCCAAGAAAGAAAGAAAGCTAGAAAAGGTTAGACTACCATGACAGATTTATTTCATATAGTTGATACCGTACGGCGTCGTTATCCTGAAGGTTCTGACGCATGGAATGATGTTTATGACGATGTCAGAGACTGCCTAAAGAGTCCCTCGTTTAGAAAACAAGAGCTTTTACACATCCTAAAGTGTTACTGGCTGGGCGAGGGAGTTCTAGCGGATTACTCCCAAGAGGGTAAACGGAATGCATAGTCCATTGATGAGCATTCAAGAGTTTGAGTTCCTAGAATTCTTCAGCCCTGATTACTGGGCTGAAGAATATGCCGAAATACTAGAACATTTTAAAGAGGACTACCAAGAGGACTACCAAGATGACTACGATTTGTTTGTATGCTGAACCAGTTGCAGACCCGGTTCGGGGTTTTTATTTTGAAGAACCCGAAGAATTTGAAAAAAAGGCATCGAAGAATCAAGATTATAACGTTCAATTTATTGACGGCTCAGATTTAGACTGTGAGCTGTTCAAGGTATTAGACGTCGGACCAGAGACTATTCCAGAATTCTTTAACGCGGTAGAAGAATGGGACGACTACAACAAGTTAAGAGTTATAATCTATATAAGGGAACTAGGTTCAAGCTGGGATTTATCTAGAGATGATCCCAACGACTTATACATAGATATATATATGGAGTACTCGCTAGAGGACTTAGCGAAGGAATTTGTTGCAGAGGGAATATTCGGCGACGTTTCGTCGAGTCTAACACCTTTTATAGATTATGAAGAACTGGGGCGATATCTATCCTACGACTACACGGAAACAGTAGTAGGCGGTATGAAAGTAGTATATAGAGCACATTAAGGGAGAAGTCACATGTACGCTGTTTTAAATTCTAAATATATAGCCGCTTCTCAACATTTCACTGAGAAAGACAGTTCTCGACCATACACAGAAGGGATATATATTGAACCGCACCCCTCGGGCGGCGTCTATATCGTTGCTACAAATGGGGCAGCCTTGAGCGTATTTTATGATGCCGAAGGTTCCGCGGATAAAGATGTTCTAGTCTCATTGAATAAGAATTTCCTAGCTGAGATACGGAAGCAGGAAGAAGCGGTGGTTGTCTTAGAGGGCGAGCCGGGCAATAGCGCAGCCACGCTAGTACGAAAAATCAAGGCTGGCGGTCTAAATGATTATCTAGACGTAGCTGAGCGGGGCGCTAAGCATCCGAACTGGATAACCGCCATTGGGGACGTTTTTATGGATTGGAGCTTTCCCGCATGGCGCAGGGTAATCCCGCGTCCCGCTGAGAAGCAGCCTCAAAGCTTCTCTGTACAGAAGAAGGTCTTTGACATGTTTTTTAAGGCATTCGGAGAGCTGGGTTTAAAAGGCGTGGACAACCACGTATGTCTTCATCAAAGCGAGGCATCAGGAGCTATCCTCGTCCGAACAGAACAAGTGCCGGAGTTCTTAGGCGTGGCGATGCCTGTTAATTTTAACCCGTCTTTTATGCCCGACTGGCTTGAATCCTCTCATGAGCTACAAGCCGCTTAAAGAAACACAGAAGCAACCCCAGAAAGGGGTAACTTCCAGAACTACATTTTGCGTTAATAAAAATTAAGCGCGAAACAGTAGATAACGGGAGAGGGTCGCGGACTACCAATACACGACCTTCTCCCGTTTTACCAGCTAGCTGGTTTGTGCTTAATATGTAACATTTATGGGAGCTATAGTCAACTTATAGCCTTGGAGAGTAAAAATATGAAGCTAGATCTTTATGTAGGTCCAGTGTTAACTACTCGCGAATTATTTAGTTTTAAAAAATGGCAAGAGGAACATCTTGCACCCTATAAAGTCACCACCACAGATATAGTTCTATGGAAGGTGGAGTTCATGCTTTCCATATGGATTAAACCTAAGAAAGGATTGAAGAGGTATGAAGAAAGGAAAAAACAAAAAAGGCTTCGAGCGTTTAATGTTGACCGCAACTAGAGTACTGGGGGAACAACTCGATACTAACATGCCGTGGCATCAAGGTGTGATCTTTTTAACGGTCGCCACAGTAAATCAAGATGAAGGTATCGACATGAAAGAGATGGCTAGAGTCACGGGGTTAAGTACTTCATCAGTATCGCGAAATATTCAAGCATTAGGAGAGTGGCACCGTCTCCAAAGACCCGGCTTGGGGGTGGTCGAAACGATAACGGACTGGAAGGACCGTCGACGCCGCCCCGTCCGTCTCTCGCATAAAGGACGGCGGGTCATGGAGGAAGTCTATAAAGCCGTTTGGCCGCAACTTAACCATTTACTGGAAGAGGAAGAGAATGAAACTGCGTAGAAGATCAAATGGTATATATACCGTTGAGTGGGTGGATGAGAATGGTAAACGTCAACGACGTAGCACGGGTCGTAGAGACCGCTCAGAGGCGTTAATAGAGGCCCAAAGGATTGTATCCGGAAAGCGTATACGGGAAGATGAATTTTATAGTGTAAGCAACGCGCTGGATGCCATGTGGGAAAAAAAATGGAAGTATGACAAAAGTGCGTTGCAGAAGTCATACGAAGTAGAGAGGGTCCGGAGGTACTGGCAGGAGACGCCTGCCGCCGCCGTCTCCTACAAACTGGCTGATGAGTGGGTGGCTAAAATGAAGAAAGCAGGACTAAAGCCGTCTTCAATAAACAGCGCACTGTCGACATTATCTAGAGCGTTAAAAGAGGCGGTTGCTATGGGTTATATCGAGACGATGCCTCTCCTACCACGGCTACCCGTTAATAATACAAAGGTCAGGTGGTTAACTAAGGAAGAAGAAGACCTTTTAAAATCTAAAGCGGTACTGTTAGACCAGCACCGCGAGAAAAATAAAAAGCCCACACAAAGCGGGGCTATAATGATCGCTCTAATAGATGTTCTTATACAAACGGGCTGCCGTCTTTCTGAGGTACTTAAGGCCCGTCCTGATGATGTGATAAATCACACACTCGTACTACATGCGACGAAGAATAACCGCCCACGGGGGGTACCCTTGACGCCAGAAGCCGAGGAGGCTCTGATGTTTTTATTCCAAAACGAACGCTGGCAGCGAGTAACTGAGGGTGTTATCGAAAGTCAATCTCGCCTCGCGTCTGCCCGGGATTGGTGTATCAAGCGTTTCACTATAATGAGAAATGCGGCTGGACTTAAAGACGTGACGCTCCACATCCTGAGACACACCGCTGCGTC